CTGGGGCGTAGGCAGCCGATTCTTGATTTAAAAAGGGTCTTAGCTTTTTTTAAATCAAGAATTTAAAAAGGGTCTTAGCTTTTTTTAAATCAAGAATTTAAAAATTGATTTTTTTTAAAAAAAATGATATAATTTATATATAATAAAAAGAAGAAAGAAGGAAAATAAATGACTAAATACTTTACTAGAGAAAAGGATAACTTTGAATGTAGAATCGCAGGCGGATGTCCAGCAGAAGATTGGTTGTACGAAATTTATGGTAAATATCCAGGCGAAGGTTCAGTTTGTAAAAATTGCCCTTTTGAAGAAATTATTAATGAATTAGGAAAATACGAAGATATTAAGAGAAACTTAGAACAATTTTTCTTAGAAAATAAAGAAAAAGAAGAGGAAGACGCCAAATGAAAAGAGTTTGGGTATGTGGAGATATACATGGATCTTTTAAGCCAATCCGCGATTTTGAACTAAGAAATAAAACAAAATATTCTTTTTCAAGAGAGACAGATGCAATCATACTCCTTGGAGATGCGGGATTAAATTTCTTTTTTAATTATAGAGATATAAATGTAAAAAAGAAATTAGAAAAATATCCATTTACATATTTTATTATTCGCGGTAATCATGAAGAAAGACCTAGCTTATGTGCGGAAAAAGCTCCAAATGAATGGCACAAGGAGCGGTTTTGGGAGAATGAGGTCTGGGTAGAAAATGATTATCCGCATATAAAGTATGCTATGGATGACGTTTCCTTTTATCAAATAAAAGTTGACAGTACTATATATAAGACTCTTGTCTTGCCAGGGGCATATTCAGTAGACAAATATAAACGCTTATCTTCTGGATGGTCTTGGTTTGAAAATGAACAGTTATCAGAAAAAGAAAAAGAAAATGGTAAAAAGCTATTAGATAAGGAACATTGGCAATGTGATTTAGTATTATCACATACTTGCCCAACTATTTTTGAACCAACAGATTTGTTCTTATCTATTGTAGACCAATCTACCGTAGACAAATCTATGGAACGATATTTAGGAGAGATAGAGCGTAAATTAGATTATAAAGCTCATTTATGGGGACATTATCATCAATTCAGAGATTATCCTAGAGCTGATGGAAAAAAAAGATTGATGCTCTTTAATGATGCTCTTATTCAGCTAAATGAATATATTGAAAATTCTAATGATTCTATTGTAATTAAATACTAAAATAAAGTAAGTTAAAAAAACTTATTTTATTTTTTAAAAAAAATATGATATAATTATTATATCAAAAGGAAAGAAAGAAGGAAGGAAATGAAAACTTACACAAGGGATAATAAAACATATATTGAAACAAGGAGTAATACTCCTAATTCTAAACAGAAAAGAATTAGAAAAAAGAAAGAAGAAGAAAATAATAACAATAGTAGAATAATAGTAACGGTAGACGTTAATCGCAGTATTTTTTCTTTTTTAAGTATGATTTCATTTATGTCTTTACTAACCAACCTTTCAACAAAAGAAAAAATCCTAATAGGATTACCTTTCCTGCTGATGGGAATATCTTTTAAAATAATTAAATAAAAAGGAGAAATATATATGTTAAATAAAAATGGACAAAGAGAACTTTGCTATGTTGTAACTATTGATAAAATTGAGCCAATTACAGGTTCTGATAATTGTGAAGCCGCGGTTGTGGGCGGATGGCGTATTATGACCAGAAAAGGAACTTTTAAACCTGGTGATCTCGCAATTTATTTTGAGATTGATTCTAAAGTTCCAGAAACTGAAGTCTTTGCTTTTTTAGAGAAAAAACATTATAAGGTAAAAACACAGAAGTATACTTTTGGCGGAAAAGGTAACTTCGTATCTCAAGGTTTGCTTATGCATCCAAAAGATTTTGATTGGGATACTTATACGAATGAAGAAGGAGTTTATTGTATCTTTAATCCAAAAAAAGGAGCTTCTTATCCAGAAGGACATTTTTTGACAGCTGAACTAGGTGTAAAATATTCTGATGCAGATGATAATAAGCGAAAAGCAGCTTCCGCAGATAAGTATAAAAAAATGGCTCAGCGTAAACCAGAACTGTTTTCTAAGCCTTGGGCACGCTGGATGATGAATAGAAACTGGGGCAAAAAAGTAATGTTTTTCATCTTTGGAAAAGCTAAAGATAAGAAAGGCGGTTTCCCAGCTTGGGTTAAAAAGACTGATGAGGAAAGAATTCAGAATATGTCTTGGATTCTCGCTAACAAAGATGAATTATTTGCAACAGAAAAAATTGATGGAACTTCTACCACTTTTACCTTGAAAAAGGAAGCCTGGAAAAAAGATTATCGTGTCTGCTCTCGTAACGTATCTTTTGATGATCCAAGCAAGGCTTGCTATTATGATACTAACGTATATCTTGCCATGTCCAAAAGATACAATATGGAAAAAGTACTTGAAAAATTATTTGAAGATTTCAATGAAAAGTATAAGACCATCTCCTTTGTAACTGTGCAGGGAGAGACTTATGGTAAAGATATTCAAAAGAGAGATTATGACATGGATAACCATGACTTTATGGCTTTTAATCTTATTATTGGTTTTAAGGGAGGTCTTACAAAAAGATTCAATCCAAGAGAAATGACTGATATTTTAACAAAATACAATATTCCTTGTGTTCCTATTGTGAGCGAGCATTTTATTTTACCAGATACTGTAGATGAGCTGTTGAAAATTGCAACTGGAAAATCTGCTATTGATGGCGGAATGAGGGAAGGTCTTGTATTTCGTTCTTATGACGGAGCCAATAGCTTTAAAGCTGTAAGCAATGAATTCTTGCTTCGCTATCACTCTTAAGAGTATTAAATAAATTTTTCAATATTCCTATACTTTATATTTTATAAAGTATAGGAAACATTGTGGCGAAACTTTAAAATAATAAGATAAATAAAATAAAAAGGAAGGGAATAAATATGGAAAGCGTAAAAATTAAGTTAATTGACATTGATGAAATTAGAGAATTTGTTAATGAAGCTATGAAAGTCGATGGCGAAGTAGATGTTCATAAGGGAAGATATGTAATTGATGGAAAATCTATCATGGGAATGATGTCTATTGATGTGTTTTCTGGAATAGAAGTCTTTTTCCCTTCAACTGCCGCGGATTTTAAAGTATTTTTGACAAGGTTTACGTTTAAATAAACTTTATCATTATAAAACAATATAAAGATAGATTAAATAAAAGATCTATCTTTATATTTTTATAAAAATATGATATAATAAATATATAAAAAGAAAGAGAGTTGGTAATAATTATGTCAAGAAATAAAGAAATTACAAAAAGTGACTTTTATTGTGTAGAGTGTGGAAAAAGGGGTATTCCTATCGCTAGACGTATAGGGCAACAGAGAGAAGCTGGACATTTAAAAAATTTATTCTGCTTATATTGTGGAAAACAAATAAATCATGCTGAAATTAGACCTTTTGGTTCTTATAGATATGAGGACTTTCTTGAAGAGTTTGAACTTGGTAGATTTGTAGATGGGAAAAAGCTTCCAATAGCTGATTTAACAAGCTGTACTAAACAAGATTGCAAATATAATAAAAGCGGCAAATGTTGGAACTCTAAAAGAGATTATAATTGTGGTCATAGAATCTAACTAAAGGAGGTATATTATGGCTAACTTATATATTTTGTCAGGATGTCCAGGTTCAGGAAAAAGTACCTGGGTAAAGAATCATATCAATCCATATTTTGATAAGTATGTTTCAAGAGACGATATTAGATTTTCGTTAGTTAAAGAAGGCGAAGAATACTTCTCAAAAGAAAAAGAAGTATTTAAGCTCTTTATACATCAAATCAATCAGTATTTATTAGAAGAAAAAAATGTCTTTGCAGATGCTACTCATTTGAATAGAACTTCAAGAAATAAACTTTTAAGAAATATTTGCGGAAATCCGCATATAAATGTAATCTGGATGAAAACATCTCTTGAAGAGTGTCTAAAAAGAAATGAAAATAGAAAAGGTACTCGTTCTTATGTTCCGCCAGAAGTAATTAAAAATATGTATTTTAATTTAGAAAAACCTTCTTTTGAAGAAGGAATTGAAAAAATTTACATTGTTGATGCAAATGGAAAACTTTATCTTAAAATTAAAGCAGAATAGGAGAAGAAAATGTCTAATATTTTTATTACAAGTGATTTACATTTTAATCATAATAAAGATTTTATCTGGAAAAAGCGTGGTTTTTCTAATGTAAATGAAATGAATGAAGCTATTGTTAAAAATTGGAATGATACTGTGTCTGATGATGATATTGTTTATCTCTTAGGAGACGTGGCGATGGGCTCTGATCTTCAGGCTAATTTAAGACTAATCAACAGACTCAAAGGTAAGAAATATCTGGCTTATGGAAACCATGATACCGAAGCCCGCTTAAAAGCATTTAAAACTAATCACTTTTTTGAAGATATTCAAATGGGATACAGATTAAAATATAAAAAACATATGTTTATCTTAACCCATTATCCAACGATAACCGCGAATGGAGATGATCTTAGAGTAATCAATTTATACGGACATACTCACCAGAAGGATAATTTCTTTGAAGATAGACCTTATATGTATCATGTTGGCGTTGATTCACATAATTGTACGCCTGTATTATTAGAAACTATTGTTAAAGAAATTAAGATGAAGAAAGGATAATAATATGGAAGATATGATTATTTATGCAGGTGTTTTACTACTTTTAATTTTTTATATTATAATATGCTGGTTTATTTCTAAATAGTTATTTCTTAAAAACTAATAAAAACAAGTTAATTATTTAATTCGATTTTTAATATATATAAAAAATAACATTTTAAGGAGAGTAATATGGAAGATGCAGTTGGCTGTTTAGGCGTTGTAGCTTTAGCAATTTTATTAGTCGTTTTTTCACCTTTAATTAACTTTGTGCTTGCATTTTTTGTAGGCTGGTTAATTAAGATTACTTTTGGGGCAGTATTTTGTCAAGGATTAGCTTTGTTAGGAATTAATATTTCACCTGCAATGATACCTTTATTTTGTGGAACTATGGGAGTTATAAGTTCATTTTTTAAATCAGCCGTTAGCTTTAAAAAAGCTGATAAAAAAGCAAGTTGATTATTCAACTTGCTTTTTTTAATATTTTATGTTATAATAATAAAAATAATATTTTTAAGGAGAAATAATATGAAGGAAAAGCTTATATATTCTAATTACAATAAAGACATAGGACTTTCAACTGTCATTATAACCACTAAATATGGAAAGTTTTATGGTCAATCTCAGTTAAAAGAAGAAGATAAAAAAGAAGCTTCTCGTTATTTTGGGTGCGAATGTGCCTTAATAAAAGCTAGAATCAGATGTCAAAAGCAAATACTTAAAGATACAAAAAATAAAATAAAAGCTTTGAAAGATTGCTATTCTAATATTTCTCAGTCAAAAGCTTTTAATGAAAAATCTTATGAAGCTAAAGCTATGAGAAAACAAATTTATATTCTTGAAAGCAAAAGAAAAAGTATCTTAGTTGCAATTAACCTTTTAGAAAATAATTTATCCAATATCATTAATGAAAGAGAAGATCTTCTAAAAAAAGTAGATAAAATTAAAAAGAAAAAGAAAAATGGGTAGAAAATATCAATTTCTTTATTAAAATTTTAATATTATTTAGGACAATAAAAGTATTATCAAAAGGGAAAAACAACTTATGAAAAATTTTTTAAAAGGAGTTCTCTTTATTTCATTTTTACTCCCAGTTATAAATGAAATCATTACACTAATAAGTCAATTTAATCAATACCTATGTACAATTATTACTTATTGGACTTATCAGTTGCAACAAAATATACAATCATCAGATCAAAAGAATGATTCTGTAATTGGTTTTCAAATACCGAATATCTTAAATGAAGAAGATGATGAAGAAGGAGAATAATATGTATTTTTATGATACTTGTGCGTTATTAAATGAATTACATCATGCGTTTAATAACTATTTTTATATTAGCAATATTACTCTTAAAGAATTAGAAAACATAAAAATATCTGCATCTAAAGATTCTGAAATCAAATTTAGAGCTAGAAGATTGATTCAACTTTTAAACAAATATGATAATAGTTATTGTGTTATCAATTATAAAACTAAATGGGATTCTGAATTAAAAAAATATTTAGTTTTATCTGACAATAATGATAGTAGAATTATCTTAACCGCATTAAAGCAAAAAGACAAAAATTTAATTTTTGTTACTGAAGATTTATGCTGTAAACAACTCGCAAAATCGGTTGGCTTACAAGTAGAATACTTAGACCAAAAGCAAAATGACTACTGCGGATTTAGAGAAATTTGCTGTAATTCAGATGAAGAACTAGCAGATGCCTATAATAAAATTTATAATTCTTCAGAGTTTTTAAATGAGTTTTTAATTAACCAGTATCTTATTCTCAAAAATAAAGATGAAATTATTAGCAAATATAAAAGAGCTCAGGATAGATTTATAGAAGTTCCTTTTACAACTTTCAATAGCAATATGTTCGGAAAAATAAAGCCAAAAGACGCATATCAGCAGTTGGCTATGGATAGTTTGAACAGCAACAAAATTACCATGATAAGAGGTTCCGCGGGAACTGGTAAAAGCTACCTATCTTTTGGTTTCCTCTTTGATAAACTAGAAAAACATGAAATTGAAAAGATTATTATTTTCTGTAACACAGTGGCAACTGCGGGTTCGGCAAAGCTTGGTTTTTATCCTGGAAGTAAAGATGAAAAGCTTCTGGACTCTCAGATAGGAAATCTACTATCTAGTAAATTGGGAGACAAAATCGCCGCTGAAAAAATGATAGAGGAAGGAAAAATTGTTTTGCTTCCAATGTCAGATATTAGAGGTTATGACACTACTAATATGAAAGCGGGTATTTATATTTCTGAAGCACAGAATATGGATATAGAACTAATGAGACTTGCATTACAAAGAATTGGAGAAGATTCAATTTGTATTTTAGATGGAGACAGCGAAACTCAAGTCGATTCTTCTTTATATGCAGGAAATAATAATGGAATGAGAAGAGTATCAGAGATTTTCAAAGGAGAACCTATTTATGGTGAAGTCACTTTAAAAAATATTCATCGTAGCAGAATAGCTCAATTAGCTCAGTTAATGTAATAAATAAATTAAAAAGAAAGCTCTCTCATATGAGAGCTTTCTTTTTAATTATAAAGGAGAGATAAAGAGATATGACAGAAAAAGAATTTATTGAGTATATTGGCTCAAAAGCTACTCTAGATTATCAACAGAGCGGAATCTTAGCTTCTATCACTATTGCACAAGCTTGCTTAGAATCTGGCTATGGAACAACTGACTTAGCAATAAACGCAAATAATTTATTTGGAATGAAAACTACATTATCTGGCAATACTTGGAAAAGTGCTTGGGATGGTAAATCTAAATACACTAAAAGGACAAAAGAAGAATACAAACCTGGAATAATAACAACAATCACTGCGGACTTTAGAAAATATCCATCCATAGACAAAAGTGTAGAAGATCATTCTTTATATCTGTCTCAAGCTAAAAATGGTTCTAAATTACGGTACCCCGGACTTGTAGAAGAACAAAACTACAAAACCGCGATACAAATTATTAAAAATGGTGGATATGCTACTGATAATTCTTATGTACAAAAAATATGTAATCTTATTGAGAAATGGAATTTAACTAAATACGATATAAAAGGAGACATTAATATGGGATATACAAATAGTTCTTTAGTAACTTATACTAAATTAAGTCCTAATCATTCAGGAGCAAGAACTCATACTATTGATAGAATTACTCCTCACTGCGTTGTTGGTCAATTATCCGCAAGCGGAATCGCAGGATGTTTCACTAACCCTGGTGTACAAGCTTCATGTAATTATGGAATCGGTACTGAAGGCGGGGTAGCTTTAATTGTAGAGGAAAAAAATCGCTCATGGTGTAGTTCTAGTAATGCAAATGACCAAAGAGCAGTAACTATTGAATGTGCTTGTGATAGCAGTCAACCATATACTTTTAATAGCACAGTTTACAATAAGCTAGTAGAGTTATGCGTTGATATTTGTAGGAGAAATGGTAAAAATAAACTATTATGGATTAGTAACAAGGAAAAAGCATTAAATTACACTCCTGCTTCAAATGAGATGCTTTTAACCGTTCACCGCTGGTTTGCTAATAAGAGTTGTCCAGGAGATTGGATGTATTCAAGAATGGGAGAACTCGCGGAAAAAGTTACAAAAAAATTAAAAAAATCTACTACTTCATCTTCAACGCCAAAACACACTACATCTAACTCTACTTATCCAAAAGCACCTTTTGCTGTTCAAATCACAGGAACTATGAAGTACTTTGACTCAAAAGGAAAAAATCGTAAGGAATTAGGAGAAATTAAAAAAGGTACTTATACTGTTGTTGAGACAAGCGGAAAATGGGGTAAACTATTAAGTGGAGCAGGTTGGATTTATTTAAGCTACACTAAAAAACTTTAAAAAATTTTTAAAATAAAGATAAGCGTTAGCTTATCTTTATTTTTTTGCTCTTTTTTTGTTAAAGCACTTGAGTTTCTTCAAAAAATATATTATAATATTATTATAATAATAAACAATATAGCTCAAGGAGAGGAAAATAATAATGAATAAAATGATGTCACATTTTAAAACTATATTAACTCATAAATGTTATGTATTTTTAAATTGTCAAAAAGCTGGATTGTTTTGGCAAGGAATTAAGCATGATATGTCAAAATTTTCTCCTACAGAATTTTTTGAATCAGTTAAATATTATACTGGAACAGATAGTCCAATAAATAAATGTAAAAAAGAAAACGGATATTCAAAAGCATGGTTGCACCATAAAGGCAGAAATCTGCATCATTATGAATATTGGATTGATAATGCGGATTGCGGAGGTAAACCAATTAAAATGCCATATAAATACGCATTAGAATTAGTTTGCGATTATATTGGTGCTGGAAAAGCCTATATGAAAGAGAATTTTAGTTATAATAATGAATATTCATGGTGGATGAAAAGAAAAGAAAATATTGTTATGCACCCAGATACTCTTTCTTTTGTTGACTTAATGTTAGCTACTATGGCTTTTGAAAATTCTAATGATTGTCTAAGAAAAGAAAGATCTCTTCAACTCTATGAAAGGTGTAATAAACAAAAGGAGTAAAAAATGGAAAAAATTGAGATTTATACTGATGGAAGTTGTAGAAAGAATCCAGGTCCTGGAGGATTTGGAGTAATTTGTTTTAATGAAAACAAAATTATTCAAGTAATTAAAAAACAAAATTCTAATATTACAACTAACAACAGAGAAGAACTAAAAGCTATTTTAACAGCTTTTAAATTATCCCAAACCAAATATAAAAATAAAATTTGTATTATTTATTCTGATTCCGCGTATTGTGTAAACATATGCAACGATTGGATTCATACATGGGCAAGGAATAGTTGGAAAAATAGTAAAAAGAAAAAAATTGAAAATATTGATTTAATAAAGGAATTATATAATTATATTAACATAGATTTTTTTAATTGTCAAGTCCGTAAATGTATAGGTCATAGCAATAATATTAAAAATGAACTTGCTGATGCTCTTGCTACTAATAACATTAAAAAATTTTCTAATCTGTTAAAAAATTATTATTATGATCCTGTTGAAAGATTATTATAGTTGATTTATTTTAAAAAATATATTATAATATATTAAGGAAAAGAAAAAAAGAAAAAATGTATTTAATATGGATATTAAAGATGATAAGGAGAAAATATGGGCAATTTATATAATGAGAAGTCAATAGAATCATTAAGCCCGCGGGAGTTTACACGACTTAGACCTGGGGTTTATTGTGGGTCCACGGAGTATTCAACCCAGCTATTGATTGAGATTGTATCTAATGCTATTGATGAGTTTCAAGCGGGAAATGGAAACATAATAAATGTAGATTATAAAGATGATGGCTCTTGTACAGTAGAAGATTTTGCTCAAGGCTTTCCAGTGAATATTATGAGAGAAGATGGGGAAAGCGTTTTGCAAGCTTCTTTTGATGTTTTAAATACTTCTGGTAAGTTTTCAGAAGATGGTGTGTATGAAGGCACAGCTTTAGGTTTAAATGGAATTGGAAGTAAATTAACAAATTTTCTTTCAAGTAATCTAAATGTTAAAACTTTTAGAGATGGTCATTTTGAATCTATCTATTTTGAAGATGGAATTTTTAAATCAAGAGAGACAGGATTGCAGAGAGATCATCATACTGGAACTATTGTTTCCTGGAAACCAGATAAACAATTTTTTAATCACGCGGAAATAGATGAGAAAAGAATAAAAGAATTATTTCATGTATTAGTTTGTTTATGTCCAGGATTGACAATTAACTTAACCCATAATGGAAAAGATGCTATTGAATATGTTTCAAAAAATGGTCTTGATGACTTAGTTTCAGATAAAGTTAAAGATACTGAAATTATTAACAATAGACTATGCATTAAACATAGTAATGGTAAAAATAAAATTGATTTAGTATTGACATATACAAAAAATTATTCAACTAATATGATTTCTTATGTTAATACAGGAGAAACAGATGCAGGACCGCATATTACACAGATTAAGTCTTTAATTACTAGAGAATTTAATAAATTCTTTAGAGAGAAAAAGTGGTTGAAAACTAAAGATGATAACTTAGAAGGATCTGCCATACAAGAGGGACTAATGGTAGCTTTTAATATTACAGCTCCAGGAGTATCCTATGACGCTCAGACTAAATCTAGGATTGTAAAGCTTGATATGACGCCTTTTACTGGTATTATTGCGGAAAATATTCAAGAGTGGCTTTTGTCAAATGAAAAAGAGATTAAAGTAATTTTTGATAAAGCAATCGCCGCGAAAAAGGCAAGTGAAGCCGCAAAAAAGGCAAGAGAACTTGCAAGAGAAAAAGAAAAGAAGAAAAAAGAAAAAGTTTTAAAATTTGATTCTAAACTCGCGGATTGTTATTCAAAGGATAGAATGAAGTGCGAAATATACGTGACTGAGGGTGATAGTGCTTCAGGTAATCTGAAAACTGCACGAAATAATGAATTCCAAGCGGTTATGCCTGTGAGAGGAAAAATTTTAAATTGTCAAAAAGCTACACTAACTCAAATTCAGAAAAATGCTGAAATTATGACTATGATTGATGCTTTTGGACTTAAAATTGATCCTAAAACTATGAAAGTAACTTACGATAAAGAAGATTTAAGATATGGTAAAATAATTATAATGTCAGACGCGGACGTCGATGGTATGTAACAGTGCCTGTTATACCTTTTCCTGCTCATCACAGGGGTTATTTGGACAATATAATAAAATGAGTTCCATTTGGAATTCATATATGTTATAAAAGAAGAATAGCTAACGGGGGAGCCTAAGTCAGAAGATATGGTAGTCCCGTGGGAAGGACGTAAAACATGAAAGCAATTTACAAATGGACTAATCTTCAAAATAATAAAATTTATATAGGTAAATCTGTAGATGTTGCAAGGAGATTAAGAAATTATAGAGATGAAGTTAAAAAAAATAAACAACGACCTATAATTTCTGCAATTAGAAAATACGGATTTGAAAATTTTAATTTTGAAATTGTTGAAATATGTGATTCTTTAACTAATCAAGAAATATTAGAAAGAGAGCAATGTTGGATTGATTTTTATAATTCTAAAGATAGAAATTTTGGGTATAATATATTAGATGCTGGGGATACTCCTGGAGAGGAATATTCAATAGGAAGCAGAAACAATAAAGCGAGATTAAATGAAGAAAAAGTTTTAAATATTAGAGAAATGATTTTTCTTCAAAATATTCCTCCTGCGGAAGTATATAAAATATATTCTACTGAAATTAGTTATGATGCTTTTTGTAAAGCTTATCGAGGAAATACTTGGAAAAATGTTGATACATCAATGATAAGAGATATATCTTCGGAAGTAAAACGAAAAGGAAATAAAAAAGCTAAATTAACTAAAGAGGATGTTAAAGAAATTAGAAGATTAGCAGAACAAGAAAATTTGAACATTAGTGAAATATATGATAAGTTTCTTGGTGTTTGTACGAGAGGAACAATTAAAAGAGTAGTAAATTACATAACATGGAAAAACGTTTAATCCTGTATCGACTAGTAGCGGATCGGCTACGTAGGATTGCTATTGATACGCAATTCGAAATGGGTATTCTACAAAATATTGGTAGTAAGAGATAGTCAGTACTTATAGAAATATAAGAGAGTATGGCACACATTAAAAATCTTTTTTATACTTTTATATGGAACTTTTGTCCAGAACTTATAAAGGATGGATATGTTTACGCGGGAGTTCCACCTTTATATAAAATTACTATTGGAAAAGAATATAAATACTTAAAAAATGATGAAGAATTAGAGGTATTTAAAAAAGCCAATACAGGAAAGAAGTATTTGGTTGGGCGTATGAAGGGATTAGGTGAAATGTCAGTAGACGAGACAGAAGAAACTCTAACAGATCCTGAGAAAAGAATTATCAGACAGATTACAGTTGAAGATGTTTCCGCAACAGATATTCTATTTAATCAGCTAATGGGTGCGGGAGTTACTGCAAGAAAAGCTTATATTAAAAGTCATAGCCAAGAAGCTACTTACAATGCAGAGTAATCTAATGATTATGAATACGAATAAGAAAGATACTTATGTAAAAGCATCTTTCTTATTTTATTATTAACAAATAGATAAAAGATAATTTATGTATAGAATTATGCTTTCTCTTTAAAAAGTTAATTAAACTTGGAAATAATAAAAAAATATGTTATAATAGTATTATAAGAATCAAATTATTAAATATAATGATTTTAAACAAAGATACAGGAGCGAGATTCAATGCATAGTATAAATGATGTAACAAATGAACTGAAGAAGAACTTTATAGAATACGCAGTCGCGGTAAACACAGATAGAGCGATCCCCGATGCCAAGTCAGGGTTGAAGCCTGTAGCAAAGCGTATTCTCTGGTCTTCTTATGAAGAAGGGCGTAGTTTTAATAAACCTCATATTAAAAGTGCTAGAATAGTAGGAGATGTTATGGGCAAGTATCATCCGCATGGGGACAGCTCAATCTACGGTGCTCTAGTCCGTCTCTCTCAAAACTGGGTATTGCGATACCCTCTTATTGACTGGCATGGTAACAACGGAAATATTGCAGGGGATGGACCTGCTGCATCTCGTTATACAGAAGCAAGATTAAGTAAAATTGCGGAAGATGGCTTATTATCTGGATTAAAAAAGAAAAATGTTGATTTTATTCAAAATTATGATGAAACTCTGGATGAACCAGTAACTTTACCAGCCATTTTTCCAAACTTACTGTGTAACCCAAATACTGGAATTGGAGTTGCCATCGCCTGTAACTGGCTTCCGCACAATCTTAAAGAAGTTGCACAAGCTATCTATGATTATATGGAAGGGAAAGAACCTTCTTTGCCAGGACCAGATTTTCCAACAGGTGGAATTATAATAAATAGTAAAGATATTCCGCAGATTATGAAAACTGGACATGGTTCTGTTAAAGTCCGCGGAAAATATAAAATTGAAAAAAATAACATTGTCTTTTATGAAATTCCTTATGGAACTACTATTGAAGGATTACTGACTGAAATAGGTGATGTTTGTGATTCAAAAGAGATAGAAGGAATTTCTGAAATCCGCGATGAAACAAACAAAAAAGGAATTAGACTTGTAATCGAGTGTAAAAAAGATTCGAACTTAGATTCAATAGCAAAAAAGCTTTATTCTAAAACAAACCTTCAAACAAGCATATCATATAATCAAGTCGCATTAGTTGATAAAGTACCAACTGAGTTAAATTTATCTGACTGCTGTAAGATATATATAGAACACAATATTGAATGTTTAAAAAAAGAATTAACCTTTGATTTAAAGAAAGCAAAAGATAGATTGCATATTATAGAAGGTCTTTTGATAGCTTTGGAAGATATTGATAATGTAATTTTTTTAATTAAAAAGTCAGAAAATTCAGAAGCCGCGAAAAATAAACTGATTGAAATTTATAAGCTGTCTGAAATTCAAGCTAAATCCATTTTGGCAATGAGATTATCTAGTTTAGCTCGTTTGGAAAAAATAACACTTGAGAATGAGAAAAAAGACTTGCTAATTAAAATTGCAGAATTGAAATTACATATTTCAAGTAGGGATTTACAATTATCTGATATTAAAACTAAGTTAGAATCATTAGTAAAAAAATATGGTGATAATAGAAGAACTGAGTTAATTCACCTTGACATTAAACCAGAAGAAAAAGAAGTTGCGGAAGTTGTTCCAGAGGATGTAGTCGTTATTATGACCCAAAATGGGGATATTAAAAGAATTCCTTTGAAATCTTTTAAAGTTCAAAAGAAAAATGGAAAAGGAGTCAAAAGCGAAAATGACGCCACATTAGATGTTATATCTACAAATACTATTGATACTCTTATGATTTTTACATCTAAAGGTAAAATGTATAGATTTTTAGTAGATAACGTGCCAACTGGAACTAATTTATCAAAAGGAATAAATATCAATACTTTAATAAATATAGAAAAAGATGAAAAAGTTATTGCTATTACTTCTTTGCACAGAAAGACAAAAGCAAAATATGTTATTTTCATAACTAAGCAAGGTTTAATTAAGAAAACTTCTTTAGAGGAATATACAAAAGTAAAAAGAAGTACAGGTATTGCTGCGATAAATTTAAAAAATAACGACTCTCTAGCTAACGTAACTTTCATAGAAAAAGAAGAAATGATAGTTATAACAAAGAATGGTATGGCTATCCATTTTCCTACAGATGAAATCAACCCTATTGGACGAGTTACTGCGGGTGTTAAAGCTATTAAGTTAGATGAGAATGATGAAGTTGTTGCGGGATTACCAATTAATAAGAAGGATGATTGTTTAGCTATTGTTACAACAAGAGGTCTAGGAAAGAAGATATCTTTAGAGGAATTGCCGCTTCAGCAAAGAGCGGGAAAGGGAGTTATCATTTATAAAACTACGGATACTTCTGGAGTGATTGTTGGCGGAGGTATGGTCGATGATTCAGATAATTTGTTAATTGTAGGAAAGCCAAAATCAATATGTATATCTACAAAAGATATTCCTAAGTTGAGCCGCACAAGCATAGGAAATATTATGTTAAAAAATAGTTTGATCTCTTCTATTGTTAAGTTATAAAACTTAACAATAGAAGAATAAAGGAGGTTTATATTGGTTTTTAGTAAGGAAAAAATTGAATCTTTATATCCAGGGGCAGGAGAATTGATGATTGAGCCTATGCTAATTCATTCTTCTACAAAAGAACAATTAAAGAGAGCTTGTTCAAGTGGAGAATATTTTGGTCAGCTTAAAAAAGATGGAGCTTTTTATCAGTTTGTTAAAAATGAAAATTGTTATTTATTTGGGCGGACAGTAAGTAAGAAGACTGGACTTCTAACAGAGAAGCATGATAATGTCCCTCATATAGTTAATGCTTTAGAGTGTTTGCCAGACAAGACTGTTTTAATTGGAGAAATTTATTATCCAGGAGGAAGTTCTAAAAATGTTACCCCCATTATGGGAAGTTTGGCTGGTAAAGCAATAGAAAGACAAAATGGTTCATATGGATTGATTCATTATTATATCCATGATATTTTAATATATAATGGCTATAACTTATTAAATACTGGCAGTTTAGTTAGATATAATATATTAAAAGAAGTCTGGAAAAAATATAATTTGAAAAAATATAATTTTCTTGAGCTTGCAGAGGTGTGGGAAAATAATTTATATGAAAGAGTTGGAAATGCCTTATCCGCAGGTGAAGAGGGAATGGTTTTAAAAAAGAAAAATGGGATATATCAGCCTGGAAAACGCCCAGACAGCAATTTAAAAGCGAAAAAGGTAGATTTTATAGATGCTATTATTATAGGATTCGAGGAGCCTACAAAAGAATACTATGGAAAAGAATTAGACTCTTGGGGTTTTTGCATTAATAAGAATGGTATTAGGATGCAAGGGACTTATAAAGAACTTCTTAAGATGGGAAAAGAAATAATTCCAGTGACAAAACCTTATTATTATAATTGGCATAATGCCAGAATAAAAATAGGGGCATATGATGATAAGGGAACTATTATTGATATAGGTACTATTCATTCTGGAATTTCTGATGAATTAAAAGAAGATATGTCTAAGAATCCAGAAAATTATCTTAATCATGTAGTAAAGATACAATGTATGGAACTAGATTCTAACGAAAAAACAATTAGACATGGCTTTTGGAAAGGTTTAAGAGAAGATAAAGATGCAAAAGACTGTACAGTAAGTAGCATTTTTTGATTTTTTAAAAAATTTTTGGTATAATATAAATATGAAAAATAAAGAAATAAAAGATTTAGCATTTAAAATAGTGAAGATGGAACAAGAACTTTCTAAGGGTAAAAATGTTCAAGAAAATATGAAGGAAATTCAAGAAATATCGAAAACGTTATCTTTAGAAGATATGTTAATGATAGATGATTATATAACCAAAAATAAATTATTGACAAATTAAAAAATTTTTGGTATAATATTTATATAAAATATAAGATGAAATCATCTAGTATAACAAAACAAAATAAAATATATTATGTTTAAATTAAAGGAGAAAGAAAATGGCAGCATTAAAAGAAAATTCAAGAAAAGTATTTGATTATGTAAAGAGTGTAGATGGACAGAATGTAACAGCGGCAGATATCGCAGAAGCAACTGGTCTTGAAGTAAGAAGCGTAAATGGTATCGTAACTTCTGCTTTCCAGAGAAAAGGTCTAATGGAAAGAGTTCCGTCAGAGATTGAGCTTGAAGATGGCACTCATAAAGCAGTTAAATTTATTCGCTTGACCGACGAAGGTCGTGCTTTCGATCCAGATGTAACAGAACAGGCTGAGTAATCATAAATTTTAAAAGGGTTAAGCTAATTATTAGTTTAACCCATTCTTTTTATTTAAGGAGGATACCAATATTGTTTATATAATATTCTTTTTATTTATTAGTATTATTTTTTTATTTTATGGGATATATTTAACAATAAAATCAAAAAATACTATTATATATAATAATAAAAAGGAAGAGGAAGAAAAAGAAGCCTTATTAAGAGAATTAAATTCTTTAGTTTTCCAGAAACGCAATTTGATAATGCAGATTAAAGGCAAGCAGAGAGAATTATCTTTGCTTACAGAGCAGCAATCTGATGCTTTTAAAACTTTTTGTCAAAAGAAAAATGATATATTAGACCAATTAAGTGATTTTAAAGAAAGTCAACTAAAAGAGTACAACAGTTATAAAGATAAAATTAAATATGCAAAAGAACAATATGTTTTAGAATTAGAAAAAGCGTATGAAGATATAGAATTAAAATATGACTTATATAAAGCTAAGACTGATAAAGAGAAAAAGGAAATTGATGAATCTTTACATAAAATAAAAGAATCACTGAGTGCTGGCGTACAGGCTCAACTCCGCGAAAGAGAAAAAGAAGAAGCGATTAACTTTTATAAATTAACTATTACAGATAATGAATTATCAGATATAATGGCATTAAATAAAATAAAAGTTTCTTTTCATCAACCTGTTGTTTTAAACAAAATTATTTGGTCAACTTATTTTCAAAAACAGACAACTGAAATGTGTAATAGAATATTAGGAACAGCAGCTAAATGCGGCATTTATAAAATTACAAATTTATTAACTAAACAATGTTATATTGGACAGAGTGTTAATATTCAAGATAGATTTAAGCAGCACGTTAAATGCGGATTGGGAATAGATGCTTCCGCAACAAACAAATTATATAAAGCAATGCAGCAAGATGGAGTCTGGAACTTTTCTTTTGAACTGATGGAAGAATGTTCAAGAACAGAATTGAACGAAAAAGAAAAATTTTGGATTCAAATGTATCAAAGTGATATTTATGGTTATAATAGCACTTCTGGAAATAAATAAAATGAGATTAAAGGAGAATAAATGGGACAAATTATTATTAACGAAAGAACTACTAAAGATCCAATTACATTAATTGGAGAAATGTCCGGAGTTTGTTATAACGCTCCTATAGATAATAAAGAGAAAAATTACAAAAGAGGTATTCATAACTTAAAAAGTGGGCATGGAAGAACTTGGGAATTTCCCGATGTGTATTTAACTTTAGATGGATATTCTGCAAGAGTCATTAGAGAATTGTATACGCATATTGGCGGGATGCCTACAAGGGTTCAGGCTTCCACTAGATATATAGACTACGCAAAAAATAATTTTAAATACATTACCCCGCATAGTATTAAAAAAGAAAAAGGTGCTAGTTTATTGTGGGATGAATTAATGGCTATTATAAATGAAACACTATTAACTTTAGAGCAAGTTTATAATATCCCACATGAGGACACTGCGAATGGACTTCCGCTTGGAATGACTACTGTTGTTTCTTGTAAAATTAACTTAAGAACTTTAATAGATATGTCCCATCAAAGAATGTGTACTTGTGCCTATTGGGAGTATCGTGAATTATTTAATGATTTAATTAAAGCTTTAAAACAATATTCTGAAGAATGGGAATATTTAGTTACAAATTATTTTTGTCCTAAATGTGAGTATCTTGGCTATTGCAATGAAGGCGAGAGAAGTTGCGGAAGAAAACCTCTTAAATAAAATATACTTATTTGAATTTTATTAAAATAAATGTTATAATTATTGTATAATAATAAAAGAGAAAGAAAGGTTATATAAAATTATGACAAAAAAAGAAAAATTTATAAATTTTATTCAATCAGAGATTTTTGAAAGAGAAGATATATATATGAGACAATGCGGTAAAGATTGGGAAGATATTAAAAATTTTTGGAGCCAGTTTTTAAACGATAAGAAAAACTCTAGCAATAGTGAAATGACAGAGAATGGCTCAAAGATTTTAAAATATATGCAATCTAATGAAGATAAATATAATAATCTTTTTACTTCAAAAGAAATTGGAGAGGGACTTTTTATGTCATCTCGTTCAGTTTCTGGTTCAATGAGAAAAATTATTGCAAATGGTTTTGTTGAAAAAGTTGGTAAAGATCCAGTAACTTATAGTTTAACTGATGAAGGAAGAAATAAACAGATAGATTAGTATAGATTGACAAAGTTTAAAATTTTTGATATAATAGTTATATAAAGATTTTGAATAAATAAATAAATAAATAAAGAGTAGGAGAACAAAAATATGCGTAAAGCAATTAATACAGAGCATATCGAGGGTAGAGTATACGAACATGAATTGACAATTAAAACAGTTCAAAATCAGCAGTCAAGTAATTATGGAAAAGAATTCATTTCAGGTACATTAAGTGTAGCTGTAGATGAAGAGGGTATGAATATTGTAGAAGTACACTTTACATACGTGACAAAAACAACAAAAGCTGGTAAGAAAAACGCTACTTATACAGCTTTGAAGAAAATTATTGATGAAGGAAAAGCATGGATTACAGATGGAAAAGATGAAGCAACAAAAGTAAAAATTGATACTGCTCTTGCTTTAAATGATTTCTATGTTAATGAAGACACTTTAGTATCACAGAAAGTGAATGAGGGTGGATTTGTTACTATTGTTAGTAATTTATGTAAAGAAAATGAAAGAAATACCTTTACAACAGATATGCTTATGACTTCCATGAATAGAGTGGAAGCAAATGAGGAAAAAGGTATTTTAAATGATTACTTAACAATCAGAGGGGCAATTTTTAATTTCAAAAATGATATTTTACCAGTGGAGTTTGTATTAAAAAATCCAGAAGGTATTAAGTACTTTGAAAATTTAGATTTTTCTTCTTCAGAACCTTTATTTACAAAAGTATGGGGAAGAATTAATTGCAGAACTATTGTAGTAGAGCAGAGAGAAGAATCAGCTTTTGGCGGAGAAGTAGCAGTAAAAAGCTATGAGAAGAAATCAAAAGAATGGGAGATTATTGGAGTATCTCTTGTGCCATATGATTTTGGAGATGAAAATGTTTTAACCGCGGAAGAAGTTACTCAGGCTATGCAGAATAGAGAGGTTCATCTTGCCGAGGTTAAGAAGAGAAGAGAGGAATATTTGGCTCAGAAAGCTGCTAATGGTAATTTTTCTTCTCCTAAAACTTCAACTGTTTCAGTAAGCAATGGCGGTTTTAATTTTTAATGATTGGGAGCTTAGCTCCCAATTTATTTAACTTAATAATGGCGAATAATAAATAATAAATTAAATAAAGAAAGTTAGAGGAAAGATAATTATGGGAATTGATTTACTTAACATTAAACCGCATCAAGTATCAAGAGATTTAAGAGGATACAGTGTATTCTTCTATGGAGAGCCTAAGAGTGGTGAATAGAGAGAGAATTTTTGCCACGATAATATGGGGAAATTGCGGGGATAGAATATAATCAATAAAGACTAAGTTATAATAGCGATATTATAATGGCAAGTAGTAATGTGCTTGGTATAGTAAAACGTTTATTGTAGTTCCAATCCGCAGCCAAGTGTCTCACGGAGACAAAGGTTCAACGACTAGGTTTTATAACCGTAGATTTTATAATCGAAATACCCGTAGGTATTTAGGAGGAATAATTATGGAAAAACAAGAAATTTGGAAAAAAATTTTAATTAACGGTCAAGAAACTTTTTATAGTGTATCTAATTATGGTAATGTGCGTAATGATTCAACTAAAACCTTATTAGGAGGATCAGTTACTAATAATGGTTATCGTATGGTGCATTTACGTTATCGAATAGATAAGAATTACTCAGTTCATAGATTGGTTATGAAAGCATTTAAACCTTGTGAAGAGATGGATGAATTGCAAGTTAATCATATAGATGGAAATAAATTAAATAATAATATAGATAATTTAGAGTGGTCAACAGCATTAGAGAATATGCGTCATAGTTACACTAGTAATTTACAACAACATGAAATGAAAGAATGTCATCAATATGATTTAAGTGGCAATTACATTCAGTCTTTTGTAAATGGTTATGAAGCTGCACAAAAGCTTAATTTGGATTACACTAGTATATGGAGATGTATAACAGAACAACAGCAGCATTATAAACAATATCAGTTTAAATCGTATAAAAAAGATAAGATCAACTGTTGGAGTAATTCAAACAAGAAAATAGTTTATGTATATGATAATAATGGTAATTTTATTGACTCTTATAATTCACAAAAAGAGTGTGCTAAAGCTTTTGGAGTTGCACCTTCATCTATTTGCCGATATTTAAAAGGTATTCGTAAATTAAAAGGTTTTGTTTTTTCTGATATTCCTTTATAAATATTTGAAGATATAGTCTGATGTATTATATTATATAATATATGAAAACGACGATCGCAACCAAGTTTCCCCGCCACCTGTTACTGGCTTTTGAAAAAGGATACAATGCGATTCCTGGAGCAATGGCTCAGCCAATTAACACCTGGGCGGAATTTAGAAAAGTACTGAGACAATTAAAAGATGAAAAAGTAAAAGAACAGTTCGAAACAGTTATTATAGACACGGCAGACATCGCATATGATTTATGCGAGAAGTATATTTGTGCTAATGCGAAAAGACCAGATGGCGGATTCGGAGTAGATTCTGTTAGTGATATCCCATTCGGGAAGGGGTATACTCAAGTCGCTAAAGAATATGATGAATGTTTACGTTCTATTATTCAAATGGATTACGGTTTAGTTTTAATTAGTCACTCAGTAGATAAAACTTTTAAAGATGAGCAAGGTCAAGAGTATAATCAGATCGTTCCTACCTTAGGAAATAAACCTAGAGCGATTGTATCTCGAATGTGCGATATTATAGGCTATTCTCGTAGTGTTCAAGATGAAGAAGGTAAAACTTCAACTAAGTTATTTATGCGTGGAACGCCAAGATATATTGCAGGCTCTCGTTTTAAATATACTCCAGATTACATTGATTTTAATTATCAAAGCTTAGTTGATGCTATTGGCATGGCTATTGATAAACAAATGGAAGAAGATGGAAGTGAGTATTTTACAGACGAAAGATCAAACTTATATAAAGACACAAGAGCAGAATTAGATTTTGATGAATTATTGAATAGTTTCAATACTATTGTAAATGATTTAATCATGCAAAAATCTAATGAGGAATTTAAAGAATATTGGCAGCCTAGAATCGTTCAAATTACAGATAGATATTTGGGAAAAGGTATGAAAGTTAGTCAATGTTCAAGAGATCAAGTTGAGGCTTTAGATTTGATTGTCACTGATTTAAAAGAATTAATAAAAAGTGTGGATTAGTCCACACTTTTTTGATATTTATTAAAAAATATGTTATAATATTTGTAGAAAGAAATAAGGAGTTTTAAATGAGCCATTTTGTAACGTGTATTTATTGTAAAAAACGTTTTGATAGAGATAAAATAGAAACAACTCAAATTTCTGCAAGAAGATATGCACATAAAGAATGTGCGGAAAAGAATCAAAAGGAAAAAAGTCAGGAAGAACAAGACTTAGAAAAATTAGAGCAATATATTATGAAATTGTTTGATGAACCTTATATTAACGCTAGAATTAAAAAACAAATTAAAGATTACAAAGCTATGTATAATTATACTTATAGTGGAATGTTAAAATCTTTGATTTGGTTTTATGAAATTAAAGGAAATTCAATAGAAAAAGCGAACGGCGGGATTGGTATTATCCCTTTTATATACAAGGATGCTTTACAATATTATTATAGCTTGTATTTAGCGAAATTATCAAATGAAAATAAGAATATTGAAGAATACAAACCTAAAATAAAATATATAGAAATTACCCCTCCTTCCGCGATTCGAAAGATGAAAAGGCTATTTAATTTAGACAGTAAGGAGGAAGAATGAAGTGGGAAAATATGTAGATATCCCATCTATTATTCAAGTTATTGGGGGAATTTATTTAAACCCTAATTTACTAGATGAAGATGGAAAATACTTTTTTAATGAAGAAGATTTTACAGAAGAATTTCATAAAATTCTTTTTGGGTCTATATATAATTTACATGAATTAGGTGCTAAAGAAATTTCTATCAATGCGATAGAAGATTATTTAGAGCAAAGACCAAAAAGCTATGCAGTTTATAAGGCTAATAAGGGACAAGAATATCTTCAAAAATTAAGTAAATCAGTACAATTAGCGGCTTTTGATTTCTATTATAATAGAATGAAAAAGATGACTCTGCTAAGAATGTATCAAAGTATAGGAATGGACTTATCATGGCTATATGATATAGATAACATCATGGATGTTAAAAAGAAACAAGCTCAAGAAGATTGGTTAGACAACTCATCTATTGAAGATATCGCAGAGATCATTGACAAAAAAATTACTGATATAAGATTAAAGTATGTAGATGATGCTTCTAATGGTGCGGAACTAGCAGGCAATGGGGCATTAGAACTGCTCGAACGCTTAAGAGAGACCCCTGAAGCAGGATATCCTTTATTCGGACCCTTGATAAATACTGTAACTAGAGGGGCTAGATTAAAGAAATTTTATTTGCGATCAGCCGCAACTGGAGTAGGAAAAACAAGAGCGATGATCGCAGACGCATGCTCTATTGCCTGCGATGAAATTTATGATTCTAAAGAAGAAAAATGGATTTCAAATGGAACTAAAGAACCAACAATCTTTATTTCAACAGAACAAGAGAAAGATGAAATTCAGACTATGATAATTGCTTTTTTATCTGATGTAGATGAAGAGCATATTATTTCTGGAGAATATTATGCTGGAGAATGGGAGCGTGTTATTTACGCGGCAAATCTTTTAAAGAGATGTCCATTATATATAGAACAATTACCAGATTTTTCTCTAAAAGATATTGAGAATACTATTAAACGTGGAGTTAGAGAATATGATGTTAAATATGTGTTCAACCCTTTTGTGGGTTTAAAGGACTGTGTAAAACTTTTCCAGCTTACCACTGGGGTTATCGTTTAAGATAGCTAACGGGGAACCCTAAGTAGAAATATATGGGAATCCCGTGGGAAACTTTGGACAGAAATAATCAAATTTATTTTGACTACTTTCATACACAAATAGAAAATTGTGTGGAAGGAGTTAAAAATGGCAATAGTTTACTGTTATACTAATCAAATCAATAATAAAAAATATATAGGACAAACAATTAACCCAGAGCAAAGAAAAAATCAGCATCGAAGTTCTGCTTTCAATCCTTCTGATAAAGATTATAAATCATTAATTCATAGAGCTTTTAGAAAATATGGTTATGAAAATTTTACTTATGAAGTATTAGCTGAAATTTATGACAATGATTTTGACTTACTTAATAAGCTAGAACAATATTATATTTTAAAATTTAACTCAAAAGTTCCTAATGGCTATAATGTTTTAGAAGGTGGAAAGAATTGTGCGAGACCGCATAAGGAAGAGACTAAAGAAAAAATGAGATGGTCTCATGCAGCTCTTACGAAAGAAGAAGTTATCTCTTTGCGAATTGCTTATAAAGAACAAAAAAGTCCAACTAAAATATTTAAAGAAAAATACGAAGGAAGAATAGAATGGCAATCTTTTTTAAATATCTGGACTGGAAAAAGGTATGCTACTGTAATGCCAGAAGTTTTTAAAACAAATGATGGTACGGGAAGAAAAACCAAACTTACTGTTGAAATTGTAAAAGCAATTAGGGAAGAAAGAGAAAAAACAGGGAAAAGCTATGATAAAATAGCAAAACAATATGGAATCTCAAAAGCAACTGTTGCAGATTTGATTAAAAGAAGAACTTGGAAAAATGTCTAAAGAACCTGTATCGACTATCCTCGGATCGGAGGAGTAGGACTACTATTGGTACGTAGTTCGAAATGGTTTCCTATGACTTTTGTCGTAGTAAGAGATAGTCAACGCCTCTTGAAAGAGAGGACTTACGTGCTTCGATTACATACATACAAGCATGAAAATTCTAAGTGAAGTTTCGTCTAAAACTGGAGTGAGAGGATTGAGAGAGGATAATATCCTTTTTATGATTTCAATCCGTTTAAAAGATATGTGTAACCAGTATGGTATTTTTATTATGACAGCAACTCAGTTAAATAGTAGTTATATAACAGCTCAGCAATATGACCAAAATCTTTTAAGAGGAGCTAAGTCTATTGCTGATAAAATTGATTGTGGTATGATTATGCTTGAAGTTGATAATGATGATCGTACGGCTTTAGAAAATGTTTTAGCTCAAGGCGGATTTGAGACTCCTCAAATTAAAATATCTATTTATAAAAATCGTAGGGGTAGATATAAAGGAATTTTATTGTGGTGTAAGGCGAATAGAAGTGTTTGTAAAATTGAACCAATGTTCGCAACAAATTATAATTACGAGTTAATTCCAATAGAAGATTTAAAAATAAAAGTTAAATCTAATAATAAAGAATCTGCATTTTAAAGCAAATCGAGAACATATCCTTATATTTTTATCTTTTAAAATTTTATATCTTAAAAAGAAGAGTAGTAATAAATTATGGGTAAGTTTGTAGATTTAACAGGTAAAAAATTTGGAAAATTAGCTGGTCTTAAAGAGAAGTCCTAAAAAAGTAAAAATATTTATTATGATTGTCAATGTGAATGTGGAAATCTTAGAACAGTTGATGGAACTTCCTTACGAACAGGGCATACAACTTCTTGTGGGTGTATTAATTATTCCATAGGAGAAAAAATATTGAAAATATATTAAAGAGTATAAACCAGTGGAATTAAAAAATAAAAGATTTGATTTTACTTACTAGAGATAATGATAATAAAATTATTTTATTAATTGAATTTGACGGTAGACAGCCTTATGATATCAATACAAAATATTATAGTGAGAAAAACAACACCAAAATGACATGGTAAAAAATCAATGGTGTCAAAATAATCATATTTCTTTAATAAGAATACTATATACAGAAAGAGATAAAGGAGTATAATATGTGGATTTATTGGAAAGAGCAATGTAAATATTGTAAAAATCAAGGTAAATGTGGATATGAAGAAAAAGTAAAAAAATATATAGAAGATTTATCTGCCGTTGAAAGTAAAGGTATTTATGGTACATTAAATTTTAAATGTGATTATAATGTAATTGATGAAGATTTATATTATAAAAATAATCCTGGAGAGAATCAGGGTCATTGTCAGGGATAAAAATATGGGACAGATGATATTAGTAGATGAGAATGAATATTATAAATTTAAAAGAGATGCAGAAATATGTAATTTATTAATTAAAAAATTAGATGAAGAATGTAAAATTCTATATTCAGATATTCCATATTGGTGTGACTATGGAACTAATGCGGATGTCGCATTTATTCAAATAGATACTATGTCACATGATATTAAAAAATATCAAAATAAAGGTTTAATTAATAGTATAAAAAATTTGTATAAGTTTTTAAAGGACAACAAATATGTATAAGTATGATAAAGATGAATTAAAAATAAATCTTTCAATAGAGCAGGTATTTGAATTAGTGGCGGAATTAGGCGGAGAGCCAAAAATGGAAAATGGTTTTTTTATTTCTAAAACAATATGTCATAATCATGCTGGAGAAGGCTCTTATAAATTATACTATTATGACAATACTAAACTTTTTAGATGTTATACTGATTGTGGGATTAGTTTTGATATATATGAACTTGTAAAAAAAATAAAAAACAACAACAAGGACTTAAAAGTTTACTATAGTAAAGAAGGAAAGACTTGTTATCGAGAATGGGAACTTTTTGATGCTGTTGAATTTGTTGCAATATATTATGGATATTCACCAAAAACATTTGATTTTCAAAAGATTCAAGAGAAATTAAAAGATTGGGAAGTTCTTAATAATTATGAGCAAATAAACAAAGATGAACAAGAGCAAAGAGTAGAATTAAGAATTTTTGATAATAAAATTTTACAGTATTTACCTCGTCCGCGAATAATAACTTGGGAACAAGAGGGAATAAAAAAGGAGGTAATGGATCATAGGGGCATCGCCTATGATCCTAAAAACCAAGGTATAGTAATTCCGCATTATGATATAAATAATCAATTAGTTGGAATAAGAGAAAGAACTTTAATTAAAGAAGAAGAAAATTTTGGAAAATATCGACCAGCTATTCTAAATGGAGTTATGTATAACCACCCTCTAGGCTTTAACTTATATAATCTTAACAATAGTAAAAATAATATAAAAATAATTAAAAAAGTTATTGTTTATGAAGGAGAAAAATCATCTCTTCTATACGCAAGTTTTTTTGGCGAAGAAAATGATATTAGTGTCGCAGTTTGCGGCAGCTCTTTAATTACCTACCAAGTCAAGCTATTGTTATCTTTAGGAGTCGAAGAAATAATTATTGCTTTTGATAAACAATTTAAAGAGATCGGGGATAAAGAATGGGAGAGATGGACAAAAAAACTTTATGATATTCATACAAAATATGGTGCATATGTTCAAATTAGCTATTTGTTTGATAAAAAAGACTTATTAGATTATAAAGATAGTCCAGTCGACAAAGGAAAGGAAACTTTTTTAAAATTATTTAAAAATAGAATTATGTTATAGCGATGTCCGATAGATTTGGGTACTTTTATATAGTTTATTAAAGAAAGATACTATAGTAAGCCATCTTATGAGTCATTAGAGAGTTCTTTGTCTTGGATGGAAATTATTATTAGAGAAAATAATATTAAAAAAAATAGCAATGCCGAAAATTAGATGTGAATTAGATAAATTAAAATGGAATAAAGTAAAAGAAATATTATTTAATGTATTTTAAAAATATAGATGTTGAAATTTTAGTTTATTATTTATAAGGAGAGTATTATGATTAAAATAATAAGAAAAGGAACAAGAAAAATTCAAGAATGTAAGGAATGTGGATGTTTATTTAGTTATGAAAAAGAAGATGTAACAACAAAATCAAACTGTTTGGGCATCATGCCAGTTTATTATGAAAAATATATTAATTGTCCTCAATGTAAAAAAAATATTACTTTGGAAGAAATTAAATGTCCTCAATGTGAAAAAAATATTACTTTGGAGGAAATTAAATGAAATACCAGTTAATTAAACCTGTTAATTTAAAATATTCCGCGATAGAGCAAATTTTAACAAATCGTGGAATCAAACATGAAGATATTAAACATTATTTGAATACTACTGATAATGACATTTATTCGCCTTTAGAGTTAGGAGAAAAGGTATTAAAAGAAGGCGTTGCTGTACTTTTAAAAGCAATTTATAATAATACAAAAACTTTAATCATAGTAGATTCTGACTGTGATGGTTTTACTAGCAGTGCTGTTTTAATTAACTTTTTATATGACCATTTTCCGCGATATACTCTTTCAAAAGTAGAGTGGTTAGTTCATAGCGGGAAACAGCATGGATTAAAGGATTGTAAAGATATAATTCTTGAAAAAGACTATTCTTTAGTCATTTGCCCAGATTCTTCAAGTAACAATTTTGAAGAACATAAAATGTTAAACGAGAAAGGGATAGATGTTTTAGTTCTAGACCATCATAAAGCTGATCATATAAGTGAAAATGCTATTGTTATAAATAATCAATTAAGTGACTATCCAAATAAACAGCTATCTGGTGTTGGTATAGTATGGCAATTTTGCAGATATATAGATTTAATTATGAAAACTAATTATGCCGAAGATTATGTAGATTTAGTTGCATTAGGTCTAATGGCAGATATGATGAGTATGACTTCTTTTGAGACTAGGCATTTAATTACAAAGGGATTTAAAAATGAAAATATCCAGAACCCTTTTATCGTATATATAGCAGATAGAAATAGTTATTCATTAGGAAAAAATATCACTCCTATGGGAGCTGCGTTTTACATTGCACCTTTTGTTAATGCTATTGCTAGAAGCGGTACTTTAGAAGAAAAACATATTGTTTTTAAATCAATGCTTAAATTTGAAGCTTCAAAAAAAATACCTTCTACAAAAAGGGGACATAAAGAAGGAGAAGAAGAGCCATTAGTGCTTCAAGCAATTAGAACTGCAATCAATGTTAAAAATCGACAGACAAAAGCTCAAGATGTAGGAATGACACTCTTAGAAGATAAAATTGAAAAGAAACATTTATTAGATCACAAAGTGCTATTGTTTTTACTTAAACCAGGGGAGATCAATTCTAATATAGCTGGATTAATTGCGAATAAATTTATGTCAAAGTATCAAAGACCTTGTTGCATTTTAACTCAAGTTGAAGATGAAAATAAGATTTTTTATCAAGGTTCTGCGAGAGGATATGAGAAAGGCGGAGTTGCTAATTTTAAAAAATTGTGTGAATCCGCACCAGGGGTAGAATTCGCGGAAGGACATCCAAACGCCTTTGGTTTGAGTCTATATCTAGGTCAAAAAGACTATGATGAAGAAGTTTGGGGTGAATCTATACTTTTGTTTTTAGATTATACAGATGAAGTTCTTAAATTCATGTCGTCTGAACCAATTTATTTAGTAGATTATATTTACGAAGGAAATCAAGTTAAAGTAGAAAATATTCTTGATATAGCTTCATTAGATTATCTTTGGGGAAAAGATATGGAAGAACCTTTAGTTGCGGTTAAAGGTTTAATAATTACAAAAGACATGATAACTTTAATGTCACCAGATAAAAAACCCACTTTAAAAATAACTTTACCAAATAATATTTCTTTAATTAAATTCAATTCTTCTCAAGAGGAATACGAAAAATTATCTTCAGAGGATGGATATGTAGCTATTGATTTGGTAGGTAAATGTAATAAGAATGAATGGCAAGGATATGTAAATCCTCAAATTTTTATTGAAGATTATGAAATTGTTGATTCTAGTCAATATTACTTTTAACTACCGGGCGGTCTACGCCCGACTCTGAGAACTGAAAGTGGTTTTGGATTTTTTTAGACCAAAAATTATTTTTTTGATTTTTCTTTAAAAAAATGTTATAATATAAGTAAAAGTATATATTTATAAGATAAGATAAGGAAAGGTAAAATATGATTTTAACAAAGAAACAAGAGGAAGGATTACATATTGCAATAGAAAGATATAAGAATAAGGAAAAATACACTGTCATTGGAGGTTACGCGGGAGTAGGCAAAAGTAGCTTAGTAAAATTTATAATTGAAGCTTTAAATATTGATATAAATAAAGTGTGTTATACTGCTTTTACTGGGAAAGCCGCAGAGGTTTTAAAGAAAAAAGGAAATCATAACGTTTGCACTTTACATAAACTTTTATATGACCATTTCCCAAAGCCAGAAGGCGGTTTCTTTAGAAAACCAAAAAAAGATATTCCATATTCAGTTGTAGTAGTTGATGAAATTTCCATGGCACCTAAATCATTGATGGAATTACTCGCATCTCATAAATGTCATATTATTTGCTTAGGAGATCCGTTTCAGCTCCCACCAATTAACAAAGATGAAGATAATCATTTATTAGACCATCCGCATATATTCTTAGATGAAATTATGCGGCAGGCGGAAGATTCTGAAATTATTCAACTATCTATGAAAATTAGAAAAAGAGAACCAATTTCTTTATTTAATGGAAATAATGTTAAAGTCTTATCAAAAGATACTTTAAATACAGGGATGCTTACTTGGGCGGATCAAATTTTGGTAGGAACAAATGCGACTCGTCAAAATATCAATAACCAGATGAGAGCTTTATTGGAGCGGGGATCACTCCCAGAAGATGGAGATAAAGTTATCTGTTTAAGAAATTATTGGGATGATATTAATGAAAATGGAGACTCATTAGTAAATGGAACTATTGGCTATTTAAAAAACCCTTTTGAAACTTTTTATACAATTCCGCGATTTATAAAAGCTGATAAACGTAAATTAGAGATGATTAGCTCAGATTTTATTATTGATAAAAATACTTCATTTAATTATGTTCTTGTAGATAAACAACTAATTTTAAATGGAGAAAGATGCTGTGATTGGAAAGTAGCTTATCAATTAGGGAAACTAAAAAATAAAATTGGAGATGTAGTTCCTAAAGAATTCGCATACGCGTACGCTATTACGGGACATAAGTCGCAAGGAAGTGAATGGGATAAAGTCTTAGTTATTGAGGAAGCTTTTCCTTTTGACAAGACAGAACATGCACGTTGGCTATACACTACAGTTACACGGGCAAGCGAAAAATTAGTTTTAATAAGGAATGAATAAAATATGACAATAACTTATTATGATAAGTATGCAATTATCCCAAAAAGATGTAATAAATGTAATAGGCTTTTTCTTTTTGAAGGATATAATCTTTTCTATAGAGAGCTTGGTAGGGACTCTATAGAAATGATTAAATGTAAAAGATGTATTGACAATAATAAAAAAAATATAATATAATATAATATATTTTAATACTATAAATAATTTTATTTATTTAATTTAATAGAAATAGTATTATACAAATAAGCGGGGTTAATTAAAATGAACTATACAGGCTCTTTACATAATCATACCCAAATGTCTAATTTTCGTTTAAGAGATTGTATTATTAAAGAAGAAGATTTAATTAACAGAGCCATTGAATTAGGTCATTCTGTTGTTGCAATAACAGATCATGAGACTATTGCCTCTGCTGTTAAAATCTCTAAAATAAAAGACAAACTTAAAGACAAAATTAAAATTATTATGGGAAATGAAATTTATTTATGCAGAGACGGCTTAAATAAAGATAATTTTATAACTGAGGAAGATAAGTATTATCATTTTGTATTATTAGCAAAAGATAAAATAGGCTTTCAACAAATTTGTGAATTATCTACGCGAGCATGGTTAAGAAGCTACAAAAGTAGAGGCATGCGTAGAGTTCCAACCTATTATAGAGATATAATAGAAATTATCGGTGCTAATCCAGGTCATGTTGTTGCGAGTACTGCATGTTTGGGTGGATTTCTACCAACTAAATTACTTGAGTATAAGCAATCTAATGATGATAAATTATGGGAAAAAATTCTTAATTGGTGTAAACTAATGTGTCATACCTTTGGCGGAAAAGATTATTTTTATCTTGAGCTACAGCCTTCTGCTTCAGTAGAACAAACTTATGTTAATTCTAAACTTATAGATATATCAAGAGAATTAAATATAGATTATATAATAACTTGTGATACACATTATCTTAAAGCGGAAGATAGAGAAATACATAAAGCTTTCTTAAAAGCAAAAGAAGGAGAAAGAGAAGTAGATTCTTTTTACGCCACAACTTATTTAATGGATACAGAGGATTTAATCAAACATTTAAGTCTTACTTCTCAAGAGATAGAAAGAGGCTTTCATAACATCGAAAAAGTGAGAGATTTATGTGAAGACTTTGACATTAAAAAGCCTCTTAAAATTCCTACTTTGCAATGGAATGATTATTCTTCTATTGAAGTAACTGAAGAATGGATTGATCGTATACCATTCTTTAAAACTTTTTTAGATTCTGATTATATTGGGGATAAAGTACTAGTAAAAGCAATAATTCATGGTATATTAACTCACCCTGATTTACAAAATAAAGAAGCTTATAATGAAATAAATAGTAATCTCGAAACTACGTGGTTATCTTCTAATGTTAATAAAACGCATTGGTCAGCATATTATCTTAATCTTCAAAAAATTATAGATTTATGTTGGGAAGCGGGTTCCATAGTAGGTCCAGGAAGAGGCTCAGGGGTTGGTTTTATTTTGTTATATTGTTTAGGTATAACTCAAATTAACCCTTTAAGAGAAGAAACTAAATGTTATGCTTGGCGTTTCTTAAATCCAGAAAGAGTTTCTGTTCTGGACATAGATTTTGATATAGAGGGCGGACGTCGTCCACAGGTTTTAAATAAATTTAGAGAATTTTACGGTGAAGATAGGGTAGCAAATGTTCTAACCTTTAGAACGGAAAAATCAAAAGCAGCTATTCTTACCGCTGCGAGAGGGTTAGGATATGATAATGATATAGCAAGTTATTTGGCATCTTTGATTCCTTCTGATAGAGGACAGCTTAGAACTTTAAAAGAAGTTTTTTATGGAAATAAGGAAAAAGATTTTAAACCTAATACAATATTTGTTAATGAGATGACAAACAATTATCCCGATTTATGGGAAGTAGCTCAAGGAATTGAAGGACTCATATGCGGAACTGGTATTCATGCTGGCGGAGTAATTTTTGTAGATGAGCCTTTTACTAAATCTACTGCCTTAATGAGAGCACCGGATGGTACAATTACAACACAATTTGATCTCCATGATGCGGAGGAAGTAAGTCTAATAAAATATGACGCTTTATCTGTAGAAGCTATGGACAAAATTCACGCTTGTCTAAATCTACTAATTGAGGATAAAAAGATTATTAAAAAACCTACTTTAAGAGAGACATACGAAGAAGTTATAGGTGTATATAACATTGAAAGAGATGATTTAAAGATGTGGGAAATGGTGTGGAATCATAAAATCTTATCATTATTTCAGATGGAGCAACAAAGCGGAATTCAAGGGATTAAATTAGCTAAGCCAAGATCAGTCAACGATTTAAGTGTACTTAATTCTGTTATTCGTTTAATGGCTCCTGACAAAAATAGTAAAACCCCTCTTGAAATGTGGGCAATTTATAGAAAAGACATTAATGTGTGGATAAGAGAAATGGAAAGGTATGGTTTATCAAAAGAAGAGATAAAGTGGCTTTCTAATCACTCAGCAATTACTAATGGAATATGCGAATCTCAAGAAGGATTGATGTCTTTAGTACAAGAGCCAAGACTAGGAGGGAATTCTCTTACTTTTGCTGACAAGTGTCGTAAAGGTATTGCTAAAAAACAGGGAAAACTCTTTCAAGAATGTGAAGATATTTTTTACGAAAATATTAAAAAAAATAATTGTTCAGAGACTTTAGCACATTATGTTTGGGATGTTTTACTTAAGGTACAGAGAGGATATTCTTTTAATCGAAGTCACTGTTTAGCGTATTCTTTGGTTGCTTTACAAGAAATGAATTTGGCTTATAAATATCCAATTATATACTGGAATACAGCCTGTCTTATTGTAAATAGCGGGTCTATCGAAACATATAAAGAAAAAGATGATGAAATTGAATATGAAATAACAGATGAAAGTGAAGAAAAGAAGAAAGAAAAAACAACAGATTATGCTAAAATGGCTCAAGCTTTAGGGGAAATAATTGATAGAGGAATTAAGGTTTCCTTAGTTGATATAAATAAATCTGATTATAGTTTTAAACCAGATGCTGAAAATAACGAAATTCTTTTTGGAATGAAAGCATTGAGTAATGTAGGCACACCAATTATTGAGCAGATTTTTTCTGGTAGACCATATAAAAGTATTAAAGATTTTATGATAAGATGTCCTTTAAATAAATCTGCAATGATTTCTTTAATAAAGAGCGGAGCCTTTGATAAACTAGAATTAGAATGGGCAAAAGAATTAAATGTTGAGCCAAGAGTGCTTGTAATGATATATTATTTATCTGTTGTTAGCGAGCCAAAGAAAAGATTAACGCTACAAAACTTTAATGGTTTAATTCAAAAAGACTTAATTCCACCTTCTTTAGATAGTATGAAAAGATTATTTTTCTTTAATAAATATCTAAAGACTGAGAAAAAAGTTGGAAAATATTATGTCTTTGATGATGCTTGTGAAAAATTCTACAATCAAAGGTATGATATGGAAGATCTTGAAGTAATAAACGGATGCGTTTGTATTTTACAAAACAAATGGGATAAAAAGTATCAAAAAGGCATGGATAGAGCTAGAGACTGGCTTAAAGAAAATCAACAGACAGTATTAAAAGAATTTAATGAGGCTTTATTTCTTGACTCTTGGAATAAATATGCTAAAGGAAATATCTCAGCGTGGGAAATGGAAAGCTTATGTTTTTACTATCATCCGCATGAGTTAATAAATATTGATACTTCAAAATATGGAATTTCAGATTTCTCTAAATTACCCGAAGAGCCTGTTGTAGATTATTTTTTCAAAAGAAATGGAAAAGAAATTCCTATTTACAAAACTTATAAAATCATTGGTACTGTAATTAGTAAAAATGATGCTCGTTCTTCAATATCATTATTAACAACTTCTGGAGTTGTTAATGTAAAATTTACAAAAGATTATTTTGCTATGTTTGGAAGACAAATTTCTGAAAAACAAGAAGATGGAACTAAAAAAGTTATGGAAAAAGGCTGGTTTCAAAGAGGAACAAAAGTAATGTGTACTGGGTTTAGGCGTGGAGATACATTTCAGACTAAATCGTATAAACACACCCCTACCCATCAGCTCTACAAAATTATTGACGTTAATGGTTCAGATATGAAACTAGAGCATGTTAGATATGGTATGGAAGGAGAATAGAATGTCAAAATATAAAGTTCTTGCACTGTTCGGAAAGAGCGGTGCAGGAAAAGATACTATAAAAAAACGAATGTGTTGCAATCATTCAGAAATAAAAGAAATTATTAGTTGTACTACTAGACCGCCAAGAGAATACGAAAGAGATGGCGTAGATTATTATTTTTTATATCGTGAGGATTTTGACAGACGAATTCGCAATAAAGATATAATAGATGCAGTTTATTTTAAAAAATGGGTATATGGCACTTCTATCCAAGAGTTAGATAAAGATAAGATAAATGTAGGTGTTTTTAGTATCGCGGGAATTAGACAACTATTGATAGATGAAAGAATAGAGGTACTACCAGTTTTAATAGAAGTGCCAGGAAAAGAAAGATTAAAAAGAGCTTTAAGAAGAGAATATAATCCAGATTGTAAAGAAATTTGTCGAAGGTTCCTTGCTGATGAAAGAGATTTTTCAGACATTAATTTTGAATATGTAACTTTTTATAATGAATCTGATTATGCCCCTAGTATGTTTGACTCTTTTGAGCCTATTGTAGATTTTATGCATGGGCAATAACTAATAATGTTTAATAAATAAAAATTATGTATATTATAAACCTTAAAATAATAATATAATTAGGAGGATAATTATGAAAATTATTAAAAGAAATGGAGAAACTGTTGCATTTGATCAAAATAAAATTATTGATGCAGTGTTATCTGCTTTTAAAGAAGTAGACGGAGATGTATCAGACTATGCTTATATTAAAGCTGGTAATATAGCAGACTATATACTAGAAACTTGTAAAGAGCGTGAGAAGCAAAACCATTCTAATGATGAAAAAAATAACTCTTCTTATTTAACAGTAGAAGAAATTCAAGATTTAGTAGAAAATGGTCTTATGTCAACTAAACGAAAAGATGTTGCTAGAGCATATATTACATATAGATATAAAAAAAATATAAAAAGAAATCAAATGATGATTGCCAGTAAAATTAACGCGATAGATGTCCAAAATCAAAACGCAAATGTGGATGAGCGTTCTTTTGGAGGTCGTATGGGAGAAGCCAGTGATGCTTTAATGAAACAATATGCTTTAGATTATTGCGTTTCAAATCTTTCTAAAAAAAATCATATTAATAATGAAATTTATATCCATGATTTAGGATCCTACGCTGTAGGTATGCATAATTGTTTAAGTATCCCTTTTGATAAATTACTAGCAGAAGGTTTTAATACCAGACAAGTAGACATTCGCCCTGCAAGAAGTTTAAGTACAGCTTTTCAATTAGTCGCGGTAATTTTTCAACTTCAATCTTTACAGCAATTTGGAGGCGTTTCAGCGACTCATCTTGATTGGACTATGGTGCCATATGTAAGAAAAAGTTTCGTAAAACATTATCTAAATGGCTTATTTTATTGCGAGGATGACGGATGGGCAGGTTTTAAAATAGAGGATATGCCTGAAGGTGTTTTTAAAAGACTTCAAAATAATTATAAAACAAAGGCAGAAAAACAGACAGTCGGATCTAAAAAAGTAGATTCTCCTCATTGGATGGAAAAACAATCTATTGAAAGCGAATATTTTAAAGAATGTCCTAGAGCATATAGATATGCTTTAGATATGACTAAAAAAGAATGTGAACAAGCAGTAGAGGGATTGTATCATAATTTAAATTCTCTCCAAAGTAGAAGTGGGAATCAGTTGCCTTTTACAAGTATTAATTATGGAACTTGCACTTTACCAGAGGGAAGAATGATAATAAAAGCCTTATTACAAGGTTCTATTAATGGAGTAGGAAAACTACATAGAACTTCTATTTTTCCATGCGGAATTTTTCAATGTATGAAAGGCGTCAATCGAGCTCCTGAAGATCCTAATTATGATTTATATAGACTTGCATTAAAAAGTACTGCCACTCGATTATACCCAAACTACGCAAATGTAGATTGGACTGGTAATGCAGGGTATAATAAAGACGATCCTAGCACTTATTTCTCAACGATGGGATGTAGAACTGCAAATGGTTGGGATATTAATGGATTAAATCAACTTAAGGATGGAAGAGGTAATATTTGTCCTGTGACAATCATTATGCCTACTTTAGCAATGGAAGTTAAAGAAACTAGTTTAAAAAATTCAGAGCCTTTTACAGAATATTTAGAAGGATTAGCCATTGATAATTTCTTAACTCTTTTAGATAAAAAAATAGATGAAGCAAAAGATATGTTAATTGAACGCTTTGAGTGGATTTGCTCGCAATCTCCAGATTCCGCGAAATTTATGTATGAAAATGGAGTTATTGCAGGATACGTCCCAGAAGAGGGAATAAGAAGTGCTTTAAAGCATGGGACTCTTGCAATAGGTCAATTAGGCTTAGCGGAGACTTTACAATTATTAATTGGAAAAGATCACACTTCTCCAGAAGGTATGAAATTAGCAAAAAAGATTGAACAGCTATTTTCAGATAAATGCAATGAATTTAAGTGTAAATATCATCTTAATTTTGGAGTTTATTTTACTCCCGCAGAAAACTTATGCTATACTGCTATGAACAAATTTAAAGATAAGTATGGAGTAATAGAAAACGTAAGTGACAAAGATTTTTTCACAAATTCAATGCATGTGCCAGTATGGAAAGAAATGTCTCCTTTTGAAAAAATTGATATTGAATCTCAACTAACGGGGTATTCTTCTGCAGGTTGTATTACCTACGTTGAATTAGATGGTGGGATAAAAAATAATCTTGATGCACTTGAAACAATAGTAAATTATGCCATGGATCACGACATTCCTTATTTCGCAGTGAATGTTCCTAACGACACTTGCTTAGACTGCGGTTTTACTGGAGAATTTGATAATAATTGTCCTATTTGCCATAGCAAAAATTTTCAAAGATTAAGACGTGTAACAGGATATTTAACAGGAGATTATTCAACTGCATTTAATCCTGGAAAGCAAGCAGAAGTAAAAATGAGAGTTCGTCATCGTTAGGAGAAAAATAAATATGAAAATATCTGGAATTATAAAAAATGATGTCGTGAATGGAATAGGGGTATGTGTTTCTCTATTTGTTCAAGGATGTCCACATCACTGCAAGGGGTGCTTCAATCCTCAAACTTGGAGCTTTTCTGGTGGAAAAGAAATAGAAAATCTAACTAAAACAATAATAGAAGCTATTAATGCCAATGGAGTCATGCGAAATTTTTCTATCTTGGGCGGAGAACCTCTCTGCCCAGAGAATATTCCATTAGTTAAAAATATTATTCAAGAAGTAAGGAAAAAATATCCAAATATAAAAATTTTTTTATGGACTGGATATACTTTAAATCAGCTAGATATTAAAAATAATAAAGATTTAAAATATATATTATTAAATATAAACTATTTAATAGATGGACCTTTTATAGAAGAACAGAAAGATTATTCTCTCTGGCTAAGAGGCAGCCGCAATCAACGAATATTAAAAAAAGGAATTGACTTTTAAATAAAAATATATTATAATAAATAAGGAGTAAAAAAATGGGAGAAGTTAGTTTAGGAACTTTATACGATATTAACAAAAACCTTATGAAAAAAGAAAAAAAACTTTCTTATCCTGCTTTGACTAATAAATTAAAACAGGTAACTAAATTTTTTAAAAATAATAAAATGTATTTTATGCTACTTTGCAATGAAGCAAAGGATTACACTATTTTTAAAATAAACAATCATGCTTCCGCGGAAAAGGCAACAGAAGAATTAAAAGAGTGTTTACTCAATAGAGGGGAAGTTTTAGATATTAGTAAAGTAGACGAAATACAAGAAGCTTTTGAAATTTGGATTAAAATGAATAATGATGCATATTGCTATTATTTATTTCCATATGATGAAGCTATTATAGAGGTGTAATATGAAAATAATTGGAATATTAAGACCTTTTGATTTGGAACAAAGCTTTTACGTTTATGAAAATGGTAATAAAATTGATATGGCTTATCCTACAATAGACGAGGTAAATGAAATTATCTTTGCTTTTGTAGAAAAGTATAATATTACTCAGGTAGATTTGACTGGACCTAAGCAATATACAAAAGGCATTAGTAAAAAAATTAAAGAAGCAGAATTTTCTAAATATAATAAAAACTCAATTCAAATTAATTTAATTTAGGGAGAATTATAATGAGATATTTAACAAAAGTAGTAGAAACATATAGATTAAGTAATGAAAGAGAAGTAGAAGATTTTCTTAAAGAATTAAAAGCCGATCCGCATTTTACGGTAGCTAAATATAGTAGTACCAAAAAAGAGAAAAAATCAAAAGGCGAAATAATTGATGAATGGATTCGTTTTGAAGTTGTAAAACTTTTTAATAATGAACAAGAGCCAGATAGTGAGATTGATATTGAATATACTAAAAAAGGAGTTTTTTAATGGCAAATAAAGTAAAAATAAAACGTTTAAATGATTTAGCAAAAATTCCTACACGCGGAAGCGAATACGCCGCAGGTTATGATTTATACGCGGCGACCGCGTATGATATAGAAATTCCTCCTCATAAAACTGTAAAGATAGGTACTGGACTTGCTATTGAATTAGAGGAAAACACTTTTGGAGCCATTTTCGCGAGAAGCGGATTGGCTACAAAAAAAGGATTACGTCCAGCTAACTGTGTAGGTGCTTGTGACCCAGATTATCGGGGCGAATATATTGTAGCCGTTCATAATGATTCTGATAAAGCAATGGTAGTAGAGGCTGGAGAAAGAATAGCACAACTGATTATTATGCCTTTTATTCCAGCTACTTTTGAAGAGACTGACTCTCTCACAGATACCAGCAGAGGGGCAGGGGGCTTTGGTTCTACCGGTTCCAAATAAATATTAAGTAGAGTATATAATATATATATTATTATATACTCTATTTTTTTTGTTTAAATAAAATTTGACAGAGTTAGAATAATATGTTATAATTTAGATAGAAAAATAAAGGAGATTAAATATGAACATATTATCAATAGATGCAAGTTCCAAAAGTAGCGGATTTGCTATTTTTGAAAATAATAAACTAACTTATCATACTTGTATTACGGCTTCTTCAAAAGATGTTATCGCAAGAATAAAAAAAATGATAGAAGGACTAATTGAAATTTTAAAGAAATATTCTATAGATAAAATTATTTTGGAGGAAGTTAGACCAGAAAATGGATTGCAAAATATTCAAACTCATCGTGTTTTGATGTGGCTTCAAGCAGCGATAGCTTTTACTGTACATGATAATTTTCCACAAATAAAAATTGAATATTTATACCCAAGTGAATGGCGTTCTGCATGTGGAATCCGCACAGGAAAAGGAATCAAAAGAGAAGAATTAAAGCTTGAAGATATTCGATTTGTAGAAGAAAAATTTAATATTAAAGTAAATGATGATGAAGCAGATGCTATAGGAATAGGTTATGCATATATTCTTTTAAATAATAAGATTATTTGGGAATAAAAAAATATGGGAGCTAAATAGCTCCCATTATTTATATCTACGACTAAGGTAATCAGAGATTTCACAGATACATTGATAATTATAATCATGTTCTTCTAAGATGTCCATTAATGTTTCTATATGCTTTATCTCTTGCATGACATCTTCTATCATTTTATGCACGATCTTTCTATCTTCTACATTTCTTTTCCATTGTAATAGATGTTCTAAAACTTCGCTTTCCCAATCAGCATATTGTTTCATAGATTCTTTCACTAAAGAAATAATTTTTTCTTCAGATAAATCTTTATATAAATCCTCGTTTTCTTCCCAACGGTCAATACTTTTTGTTTTTAAGATTGGAAATTTTTTATATTTCTCAATATATTTATGTTTTAAAAGCTCAAGAGTTTCAGTCTCTTCTTGTGATTGGTGGTAATGTAAAGCCTTAAATCCAGGTAATTTTAATAAATCATATAAGTCTGTTTCAAATAAATGAAACATTACTCCTTCTAAGTTCTGCTCCATCATCTTAACCATCATGTCCTCATTTGTATTTTCTTCTATTGTTGCTTTCGGAGATATTGTTTCTGCCATAACATAGCCTCCTCATTAACATAATTTAACTACAGTTATATTAGTATTAGAATAAATAGCTCCTACGCCAGTATTTAATACAGTTAGAGTAGTAGTATTATCAATAGAAGCACAAGAAGGTAAAACTTTAATAACAGTTGAAAAAGACATTCCATTAAAGTCTGTTACTGCCGCGGAATTAGAACTACTTGTTGCTCCTTCTACATTAACTCCGTTCTTTTGTAATTGCATAGTAACAGTTCCCGCAGTTCCAGACTCTGCAGCGATAGCGTCTACACTGATTAGATAAACTCCTGGTTTCTTTAACTGAATTGAAGAAGAACCAGCAATGTAATTGATAGAACATCCATTTAAAATATTAATATTAGTAAATGGTAGAAGTTGTCCTGTTGTTAAAGTCTCATTTGCAGTAGATACAGCATTTAATACGCTTTTTTGATATGCTTTGTTTATTGTATATCCCATATTTTATATTTCCTTTCTTGGGCGGAGAATCTCCGCCCGTATTCTATTAAGATTAGTTACAGCCGCATCCGTTATATCCATTATAAATTCTGTTTCCTAATAAGGAAGCTTCATATGGAGAGCAAGTAATATAAGCTGGTTGTGGATAAGGTCTTAAAGTTCCAATCAAATTAGCACTTTGAGCCTGTTGACTTAATTGAAAATTTGCGGTCATAAGATCTCTATCTCTATCTGCTAATTTATCTCTTAAATCTTGCATTGTATTAGCATTGATTAACGCTCTTGTAGTATTTCCATCTTCACGAATTGCATTTACAATATCGCAAGTATTACGAGAGTTTTCATAGCGAACCGCGTCTATGTTGCGATTCGTTTCACAGCAGCATTGCTGATCCGCAAATTTTGCATCATTAATTGCAGATTGGATTCCTGCAAAACCTAAACTCATATTACTATTGACTCCGCCAAAACCTTGACAAAGCTCTCTACCAACAGTATTAAAACCATTTAACATAGTTGTATTTTGAGCGTAGAATCCATCACAAAGTCCATTAGATAATCCTTGTAATTGTCTTTGAACGTCGCTGTTGTTAAATCCTTCAAATAAATCTGCTCTTGTTAAAGCTCCTTGAACTGCGGCACTGTCTACTCCACTTCTATTACCAAAGAAGCCATTTCCGCCCCAAGCTAACAAGAAAAATAAGAAGAACACCCAAATCCAAGTGCCATTTCCGCCGAATCCAGTGCAATCTCCATCTTTTGCTAAAGCCATAGCATCAGCGATACTTAATCCATCATTCATCATTCCCATAATAAATCTCCTTTTTTATAATTTATAATTTGTTTTCCATAAAAGCCTTGTACGCTAAAATCTAAATTGTTGCTGAAACATTTTCCATGCTTCATCAAAATTAATTCCTCTTTGCTGGCATAAATTTTTTGCAATTTGCTCTATCTCTTCTGGTGTTTTTCCAGATACCATTTGTTCTGCTCTATTAAAAAGAGGATGATTTGCAAACTGCTTTTTTAGTTGTTCCAGATTGTTGCTGTTTAATTGAGTCATTATCTACATTCCTTTCTAATGTTTCCTTTTTAACCATTTCTTCTCTAATTGATGAGATGGCTTTTTCAAATTCAGTTTTAGTGACATAACTTTCTATTGGTGCTACATTTTCTACAAGAGAGTAAGTGTTTAAAGTAGCAGTTCCATCAAGATTTATCTGTTTAGTATAAATCTTTTTATTTCCTATGTCAGTAAAAATAAACAACGAACCATCTAAATCAATCTGTGCGGCACGGGCTTCCTCCATGGATACTACTGGTCTACCTTTTAAAAAACTTTGATTTTGAGAAACCATAGTATTATACGGAGTATTCATCTGTTGTTGTTGCTCTAATTGTGCCAGGCGTTGATATTGTTGATTATAAGGGTATTGGTAATAAGGACTGTTTTGCAGTTGTTGTAAATTTTGATACATTTTACTTTTCACTCCTTTCCCTTGCAATGGTATATGAAAAATGACTGGTAATAAATTTTATACTTTGCCCGAAATTTTCATTAAAATTTATTTAAAAAGTAAATTTGGCTCCTAAAGTAAGAAAATAAAAAGCACGTATAAAATTCTGTATAAAACAAAAAAATAGCCAAGAATAACAATAAATATTATTCTTGGCTAGCATTTTACTATCTTGAAAGGCATAATTGTCTTAATCTATAAGCTTTATTATTTTTTCCTTCTACCACTTGAAAATCTAAATTTTTGCTATCATCGGATTCTATAATTACTTTTAATTCTGCTGTACGAACATCAGAAACTGTTAAAGTATTTTTATCATTTTCCCAAGTTAGATTATATTGAAAAATAGTCATAGCATGGGTAATGGGATCTACAATAGTATAGGATAATTGAATTATCTTATTTTCATAATCTACCATATTTACAGGAATCTGTTTTACTTCCATAGGATGACCATTATACTCAGAAAAAATATAAAGACAATTTGCTAATTTTTTCGCGGCTGGGGTAATGGTCAATCTAATGACAGTACCATCTGAGATCTCATAATTAAGATTTCCGCTACTTGTCCATTCTTTTTCAGCCTTTAAAAAATCTTCTAAATTATCCAATCCTTGAGTACCTTGATACTGGTCGAATAACTTTACATTTATTGTATCTACTTTAAATTTAAAATCTTTAAAAGTGCCATCTTTTTGTTTAACTTTAAATGAACTGCTTGTTTCCGCCATCTAACACACTCCTTTCATTTATTACAAATAAAATCTACAATAGTATATTCATCAACATCCTGCTTAAATTTTAAAGAAGTAATTTTATTATCATAATCACTCTCCAAAATACCAGTTTTACCTATTTCAAAGATATGACCATTTATTTCTATCTCGTTTCTTACATTTGTTTGAATACCTACTTTTTTTAAATAACTTAAATTTCTATAGTTAGTCATAGTTCTAATTAATTCTATAATTTCTTGGTCTTTGGTAAAAGGTCCTCGTATCTGACCAAAGAATTTATTAACACTTGTATCACTCATATTTTAACTCCTTTAGTCTATTACAAACCAGATACCACCTTCAGGTAAATCATTTATCTTTGATTCTATATCTGCATCATTCTCTTTACCTACTACAATAGGAATATTAATTAAAGCAGAACCCGCGATGTAATACCATTCATTACTATCATAATCGAATCCATAATAGTCTTTTATTGTTTCATCAAACTCTATAACTGCAACTTTTCCTTTATCTGCATCTGAAAAACCATTTGGATATAAACGTTTTAAAGCCGCAGCAATCTGTTGTGTAGTTGCACTACTTGTCAATCCTAAGTCTGAGATTTTTATACGCGGACCTACTAATAATCCACCCTTATCTTTTACTGAACCTAAATCTAACCATCCTTGAATTCCATTATAAGTAACTGCTTGTCCAGATGAAATTAAACTTTGTCTGCGGGCGGGATCGCTATAAAGAATTAACAAATGATAATTTTCTTCATTTACCGCTATTCTCATAATATAATTTAATGGATTTCCAATTTCACTAGAAGTTCCATCATTATAAGTTACAGCGATTTTCTGAGTGCCATTTCCCTCTTGAGTTCCAGTGTTTACCGTTACATTAGAAATCCATTTTAATTTAGTAGATAAAACTACATCTGAAGCACCGCCTGTATAGCTAAGAGTGACAGTTCCATTTTCCGCTATTGAAATTCCATTAACAAATTGTAAAAATTTACCATAGTCATCATCATGTGTATAATTAATAGTAATCTTGCCTGTTACTCCATCTATATAGATATCTTCAATCATATTATAATCTCCTAAGTAAATAGGAGTTAATTCACCATTCGCATTAGCATCATAATTATAATAATCATATACTAGAACTTTTCTACTATTGGCGATATCATCTGCTTTTTTACTTAAGTTTTCATATTGGACTGAATCATCAGCAACCATTACTCTTAAGTTTTTTAAAGAGTCTCCTTTTATTCCTTTTGGAATTTTAATATCCCATTCTTCATAAAAAGGATGAGACTTATCATCAGCTCTTTCAACTAAATTATTATTAGTAAAATTAGCTGTGTCATTACTTCTATTATAATATGGACTAACTGAATTAGCTTTAAAGTCAACTACTAAATAAGGAAATTTAAAACCAATATATGCAGTAGTATCTTCTCCATTTGCATTTCTAACAGAGCAGTATCCCCATTGAATTTCATCATTATATTGGTCTTCTCCATCTACTTTACCTGGTAATAAATCTTTTCCGCTTAAGGTATAAGAGCCTTCACCTTTTCTATATTCAAAGCCTTCTTCAATTTGTTTATCTTTTATTATATCTAAAGTAGTAACTTCTAGCATCGGAGCTCTTCCCGCAGGTCCGACAATAGCACCTATATAAATAGCTCCCGCAGTTTTCGTATCAGTATAATTTAATCCTCTTCTAAAAACCTTTCCATTATCAGGATCATTTTTGTTCTCAGTATTGATTAAAACATATTCCCCAAAAGTAACTTCACTAAAGAGCGGACCTTGTTTAAAATCATTTTTCATTGCCTCGATAGACAAATAGCTCTTTACAATGATAAAAGAGACTCCTGGTTTACCTCCATAAAAACTTCCTAACATTCTAACCTCCTTAATACTGGAAATCCATTATGAAATAATCAGTTCCATCTAAATAAAAATCAGATTTTTTTAAAACAAAACCAATAGATTGAATCTTCATCCCATTATTTAATTCATATATTCCAGTTCTACCTATTCTAATTTGTTCCCTATTGATACACATAATCAATCCAGGCGGCCCTTGTACGCCGATTTTAGCTAGCTCTTCTAAATCAGAATAATTAAGATTAGAAGATAAATCTTCAATTATATTATGAATAGCATAAAAATCATTAACTTCAATATTCATAACTCTTCCAACTACATCCTCTTTCTCTTGATTAGCTTCTTTTAAATCTATTGAAGTTCTATCTAAATCAAAAACAATTTGATTATATGTTGAATTAGGAGAAATAATTACTTCGAAAGTTACTTTATTATTTTTTTCTCCCTCTACTAGCTTCGCCGCAACAAAAGACTCTATAGTCTGAGTTTCTTTGTTTGAAACATCACTATTCTTTAAAATTAAGTCAAAACTTTGTTCTCCAGAAGTTTTCTTATAAACAGTAAACTTTAAATAATAGCTAGTTTGATTATCTAAAACATTACTACCTTCTAATAAAAGTCCTTTGTTTTCAAAAACAAAAGAGTCATCTTCTTCCCCATTGCTGCTTTTAAAGTGGCTTTTTACGCTTACAATTTCACCTTGTTTGGTAATTTTGTATCTATCTATAGGTAATTGAGTTCTACGAAATTGACCTATTTGATACATAAGTTTTCTCCTTTCTTATTATTAAAATCTTTCTAAAGCTCTTGTACAAGATATCGACATTGTACTAGATATGTCTAATGGAAGAGAAATACTTTTTATCATATAGTCTCCGTAGATTCCACTTAGACTATCTCTTACTGTAATTCTAACATTAGGCTCTAAATAATAAATTGGTAATGCATCTATTGTAATACTTTCATTATAACTAGTATATTGATATAGAAGTTCTCGAACCATATTATACGCGGAATTAGATTTCCCTCCTGCGACAATCATATTAAAAATTCTATCTTCCAACTGTACATAATCTTGTCCTTTGTTATCACATTCTATTCTTAACTCTTCAACATTTTTATCAGCTAAATTTAATAATACTAAGTCGGGAATCTCTGGTTCAAAAATACAGTTTATCTTATCGTCATTAATAACTTTAGTTCTTCTTCCTATATTAGATACACTAAGTTCAGAAATTGACGCTGAAGAATCTATGAAATCTAAAAAATAGTCTATATCACTTGGCGTTTTTAGGTTTTCATCATAAAATTTCCCGTTCTCAATATCATAGAGCTTAGGCCACTCATTCAATAGTTCAGTATAATAATAATTAGAATCTGAACCCAAAGGCTCTCCATTAACACCAGATAAATATAACTCAGTCCGCCAATCAGAAGTAGTAATGGAAGTTAATTGATTTTCTATAGCAATATATTTTTCATCTCCATTTTCTGAAGTAGTCCACTTATATATTATGCCTGAATCTTTAGCCATGTAAAAAACATCTGCTTTACCTTCTTTTGGAAAATCAGAAAAAGTAGGAAAAGTAATAGGGCATTTAGCCTTTTTAATTTTATCATCTGGATCTTCATAGAAAAAACATTTATAAGTATTTCCAACTTTAGGCTTAGAATCAATAGCTAAATGATAACGAATAGGCATTGTATTTCCATTCTCATTTTCTTTCATACCCCATACTATAAAATCATTTTTTATCATTCCATATTGCGGGTTATTGGAATAAGAAGTAACTGAACAGCCATCATCAAAAGTATAAACAGACTTACCTTTACTCATATCAATTAAATAATTATCATTTGACATACTATTTAATTCAACTTTTGCTTGAGAATTGTTTAAATAATTTTTAATTTCTTGAAAAATAAAATTTCCTTCTACATCATAAAAATATTCATAATTCCCTAAAGTGTCTTTAATAGAGTCCAAAATATCACATACAGTACTTCCGGCATCTCCAATTAATTCTCCTGGATAAACAAAATCCGCGTATACATATCCTATATCTTCTCCATATTCATATATCTTATATTCTTGGACATCTTCTTTTGTAAGCTCATCTGCGTTAGTAGTAGGCAAATATTGAATAGTATTATTTTTCATTTTTTTTATTAAGTAGAAAGGAGAACTTCCTGTCCACTTCATAACTTTCTTAATGCGGGAATCAATATCGCTAATAATAATTTTACTTAATTGTTCTCCGCCAAAATGATTAACTACTTCTTGAATAATCTGATAAATTGTTGGATTACTTATTACTATATTGCCATTTTCATCAGTTGTCTCATATTCGTGAAAAGTTGTAGAAGCAGAAATAGTACCTCCACACTCTCCATTAAGTAAACACATTTTATCTTTCATCTGTAATGATATAGTTACGTCACTAGTAGAATGTGAAATAGATGAATTGATATTAACGAAAACGCCTTGTGGAAACCAGATTATTTTGTACTCTTGATATTTTTTTGTAGTATTTAAAATTCCTATTTCTAATTGAATCTTTTTATTTATAGAAATAAGATTATTTATATTAGTTAAGTCATTTTCAAAAGGACTTGCAACCATAGTTAAATTGCAAGTCCTTCTAATATTTGATTCCCCTTCTAAATTTAAGCTACCACTTATAGCTTTTCCTTGTATTTCTCTTATTGAATTTTCATAAAAATCTAATAGTACAATTTTTACAAATTGTTCTTTTATTCTTAATTTATCAATTTCTCTTAAAAAAGAAGAGTCTTTTAAATAAGGATATCTCATGTTACTGAATACTCTCCTTTCTCTACTTCACAAAAATAATCTATTAATGCATCTATTGGACAAAGAACATCTCCGTTATCATTAAATACATACCATTTGTCTCTAAAATAAATGAATCTATTATTGATTAACTGTCTCAATAGCAATATATACTTTTGAGTTACTGAATCTTTAACTATTCCTTTATTTGATGACAAAAATAACATTGGATTTTCATATTTATCACTATGTATCCCATAATTTTTTATTCTATAGACCCCATTTGGAATAGGATTTTTTATCTCATTAAAATCGTTTGCTTCAATGCCAGTTTCTATATATTGATTATCCAAATCCATAACTTCTAAATTCTCTCCAGTAAATTCAGTTAAGTGAAATCCACCAAAATAAAAACCTTGAATAATCGCATCATCACTATATAGCTGTAAAACTCCAGTCTCTCCAATTACGTGTCTAAATAAACTTTCATCTTCTGAATCTTGTACATAAATAACAACTCCTGGATTAGCTTCTACATTAATTCCATTTATAGAAACTAATTTTTGATAATATGTTTTAGTATCTTCAAAATATTTTGAGTAAACTTTGTTTATTAAAAGATCTTTTATACCAAAAGTACCAAATAATTGACCAATCTTTTGAGTATAATAAACTCTATCAACTTTTCTACGAGTATCTTCTTCTTTTGTATAAACGTAAACATAATCAATAGTAACATTACAATCAACAGGAAAAACTAATGAAGTTATATTAATACCATCATCTCTTAGTTCATAAAAACCGCGTTCTTTTACTATGATATTTTTTCCATTAATCGTCACTATATATCCTTGAACTAGATTATTTGATTTTTCATTTGGTAATGCAGGGCGGGGATTACTCCCATCTACAATTAAATAAGGCTTTGAATTAAATTCAACTTTCAAATAGCTTAAATATTGAGGAACATTTACTACACCTGTTTTACTAAATTCTGCATATTTTTCTGAAATTACAGAAAAAATATTAGTATTCTTTCTAAATTCTCCATATAGTTGACCAATTTTAGAAAAAGTACCTTCTATATATGATACTGTTTCTCCACTTAGTTGAATATTATATTTATTATAATTGACCAAATTGCTTTCATCTATTTCATATGCGTTCGCGGAAAATGAATATAACATTCTACCTAATGTTTGATTAGGGGTTAAAGTAACATCCATTAACTTAACTAATATATTTCCTTCTGTTGTTGACCTAAAAAGTTTAACAGAATCTTCATATAAAAAATCCAATACCTTATCTCGAAACTTCTTCTCATATATAAAATCTCTATAATCAGAAATATTCTGTTCACTGTTATATTCTTTATAAAGATTTTTACTTTCACCATAAATTTCATCTTTGCTAGTAAATAATTCTTGTTCATCGCAAAAGCTAGTTATCAATCCAGTGATAGGAAACTGACGATAATTCATATTGCCATTTCTTCTAATATATGGAAATTGAGAGCCTATGGTGTCCGTCTTAGTTTCTGAAATAGTATGTTGGAAAGAAGAAATCTGATTATCAAATTTTAATTTTAAATGTTTTCCGTTCGCACTTAAATAACTATCTTCAAGATTTAACATGATTGGACTATCAATTTGAATTATCGGACCTCGATCTCCACGCCCATTTGTTTTCTGAGCACAATACTTATACCAAATGCCGCTCTCAACAGTGTAATCGTACCAAGTTAAATCCAGTTTTTCACTCGCAACAATACTAATTGTATATATATCTTCCCAAACTTGAAAATTACTGCTACTGGAGGTTCTTCTGATTGTAACGTTTCCAAAAAAAGTTTCATCTTTTGTACTTAATATATGAATTTTAACTCGCCCTTCATCAAGATCATCTAATGCGGTTATAGTAGCATTTAACCTATCTATTCCATAACTAATAATAATGAAATTATACGATTGCGTAGAAGTATAATAATTATTTGTAGTGTAAGTAATATCTACTCTATACTGAGTCCCTTCTTCTAGTTGATAATTTAAAGTATAATTAATTTCATTAGGACTATATGGATTAGAATACAAAATCCCACTATCTATAACAGGCTTTGCTCCCTCTGTCTCACTATTATAAATTTGAATTTGATAGGTTTTTAAAAATTCTTTTTCAAGAGTAGAATTAGCAGAATAATACATTGAACCTACTATTGATGTAACTTGATTTGTAAAAATAATTTCTTGGTCTAATCCATTCTCGAATCCTACAATAGATAATTGTGGCTTCTCTATACCTTTAATAACACAAACCGTAGACCATTCAGAAAAATAACTTTCATTACTTGATAACCAACTAGCTATTTTATTGGTATCGCTTGGAAAACTAGTAGCATTTATACTAGTAAAACGAATTTGAACTTTATAAAATTGATTAACTCCAAACCCCCTATTTCCTGCTAAATCTGAGGGATTTATTTCTACATAATATTTATCATCAGCATTTCTTTCTGAATCAATCAAAATATTAGATACTTTTATGCCCGCGGGGTAAGTGACGGAATCTAATACAGATGCGTTAGTACTTTGATTACTTACGATAATCTGTGCGTTCATTACTTCTTTTATATCATTATATCTTGACAATGAAAAATAAACTCTACAAGTTTGAGTTCGTACAAAGGCTGGCATAAATGTATCTATAATTGGGGGATATAAATTATTTCCTATGCTTGCCATATTATTTTCTCCTTTTTTCTCTTTAATTTAATTCAATTATCTAAATCAGAAGGCGGCTGGTTTGGTAAATCTTTAACTTCATCCATCAATTTTTCAATAAAAGAATTGCCGCCTTCTTCTACATATCTTTCAAATCTTCTTTGCATACAATCTAAGCTATAATCATCTATCCACTTTTTTTTATAACAAAAATAATGATGATCTTTAGTTAAATCAGCTTTTATATCATCTTTATCAGAAGAAATTAACATTTCTAATTGTTTATGAATTGCTTTTAATTGTTCATTAGTTTGTTTCTGTTGTTTGTCTAAAGCCCGCATTTTATCAGCTCCATAAACCAATCTCTCTTCTAATACTTCTTTTTCTTTATCTCTCTGCGTCTCTTTACTAAAAGCCTTTTTTAATCGTTCAGTTGCCCAATCATAAAAAGAAATAACTCCTTTTATAGCCAAAGCAAAAGTGATTAAAAAAGCCGCAATTTCTGATAAAGAATATTTTGCTAATAGCTCTATCACAAAACTTGCCCTCCTATTTTGTCTTTCTTCACAATATTTTAAAAAAAGAAAAAAGTAATTAAATAGTTCTACCCATATAGAGCTACTAAAAACCTATATTAGCCACCTATCGCAAAAATAGGTCTAACACCATAAGTGTTAGTGGCATCATCTCTACTCGCATCTCCATATTGAGAAATTAAGCAAAACTTAGTTTCGCTTGATACATCTCTCAACCAATAATCACTATTGATATTTAGTAAACCTGAATTGAAACGAAATAAATTTAATTGTCTACTGTCAGAGGTTTGTTTATTATTGTTATGGGTATAAACATAGCAGCCATATACCATCACTTCATTCATCAGATCTAATGTAGTGATAGTCCAAGTTCCTTCAGCCATAATTCTACGAGATAGTATTCTTGATTTAAAAGTATCTGGTAAATTTGATGTAACAGTATTTAATATATTTGTTTTCATTCCAGAACCTATATATCCACCATTAGTAGTAAGGGAAGAATTCATTTGTCCAGTAGCTAAACAACTATCTGGAACAATAGCAAGATGATGAACTTTTGTTTTATCAACCTCTGGAAAGCCTTTATTTATCCAATAATCAAAATCCGCTATCCTATAATTGACTCCATTAACAGTCCAATAATCGCCTAAATATAAATTTTTAAAAGTCCCATCATTAATCGCAGAAGCTTGTTCTGGAGTAATAGTATCCCCTAAGAACTTTCCTCTGTATACTGAATTATGAGCTGCAGCTCCAGTACGAAAAACATCAACTATAGAAGATAGAGGTATTTGCTCTCCTTCAACAGTTATAGTAACATCTCCTGAATATACAGCATTACCATACCAATCAAGAGTGTGAATATTTTTTCTTTGATCCTCAGAACTACCTGTGCCACCGCCTACAATATGGGCATACTTATTTTCAATATCTTCTACATTATATTTTCCTTGTACGTGCTGATATGAAGCATGAGAAATAGTTCCAAGTCCTTCTACATGAGAACTAGTACCTCTTGCTTCTCCGCCAAAACCCTCACAATGAGACATATTTGCTTTAGCTATTGTATTATATCCTTCTGCATGAGAATACATTCCTAAAGCTTGAGTATTACCGCCTTCAGCATGTGCTGCATAAGTTGTTTTACCAGTTGATGTGTCTTTAAAACCCGCAGTAGTACCATTACCTTCAGCATGGCAAAAATTACCTACTGCATAGGTTGCTTTTCCTTCTGCAAAAGAATCTTCTCCAACTGCTCTATTATTTGATCCAATAGTCAAGCTTCTCGCCCCAACAGGAACTTCTCCTTGATAATTACGTAATCTGGCAGATTTTAAACTTGCTTTAAGTTCATTCGCAATCTTCATATCTTCTAAATAATCACCTAAATTAGTTCCATCTGGTAAATCTACATTAGAAGCCTCTACACCAATAGGAATTTCTTCACCATAACTAGCACCATCATCTAAAGATATTTTTGCTAATTTAATTTTATCCATACTAAAAATAGGCGGGATGAACCCGCCTCTCCCCTTTCTTATTTATTTTTCTTTATTAAACTTTCTATTACTGTAGTAACATAAGTATCCAAATTACCGTAACTAGCTTCAATCGCGGATTGGACATCAGTATTCATTAATTCAATAGCACGTTGTTTTGCACTTTGAAGAGCTTTAGACTGAGCTTCCGCAGTAAACTTATCTTCTTTCTTTAAATTATCTACGTATGTCTGTTGAACATAATTAACTGAATCTAAAATAATATTTAGTCCTTTCTTTAGAGCATCCGCAGTTTCATTTTGAACATTTTTGTTAATCAGTTCTTCAAGATAAGTTTTTAATAAGAATGTTAAAACTGATGTTGCTACTGGAACAACAACCATAATAACTAATTTTAAAAATACCATTAATACATCTACCATATTAATTCTCCTTTTCTTCTAAATCTTCTTTGCTATTATCGTTTTCTATAGGAATTTGAAGAGTTATTTTTTCAGATTCTTCTTTTTTTTGCTGCATATTATTTTGATATTGAGAATAACATTTATAATATGCAAGTTGAATTTCTTCAAATATATCTTTTATAACAAAATATTTTGCACTAATTGGCAAATTTGTTGAATTAATTTCATTACATAAATTACTATGCATCTTTATAATTAAATCTTGTTCCATAAGTTTTCTCCTTCTTATATTGTTTGTTACTTCAATCCTGTGCAAATACCTTTAACAAATGTAAGTGTTTGTGTTTTTTTAGTTAAATTAACTGTAACTTTTTTAGTTTTCTCGTCAAATTCAGCGTTATCTACAGATATTTCAGTAATACAACTTACACTACCATCTACTCCTGTTCCACTTCTTCCGTCTTCTCCTTCTAATTCAATACCTCCTTCAAAACGTACATTACCCATCACCACGCGGTTAGCTTCTATTCCAACACGTAAATAGCCTCCGCTTTTAGTATCTACGTTTAAAGCTTTTAATATTGTTACCCTATCTGCAATTAAATCTTGTATCCAAGTTTTAACATTATCATCGAATTTCTCCTTGGCAACTGAGGTATTATTAAGATGTGCTCCATTAATACCGCTTCCAACAATTTTTCCTGCTACTGAACCTCCTGTTGCAGAAATGTTTGAAAAACTTGCTTCATTAGTAAACTTAGCAACTCCATCAGCAGTAATACTCCAATTCTTTCCAGTTATAGCTCCAGTATTATCTAAAGTTAAGTTGCCTCCTTTTAAGAATTCCTTACCAAGAGTCCATCCTCCAACGCTTCCACTCGTTGCGTTTAAAACTCCATTCTGATCAACTGTAAAGACGCTATTAAAATTTATACCTGTCGTTGGACTTAAAGTCATTTTCTCTCCATCATCTTTTCCAGTTAAGCTAGAATCGTTAATCGTCCATCCTCCAATGCTTCCGCTCGTTGCAGTTAGTTTTCCTTTGTTATTAACTGTAAACTTACCTTGACCTAGTCCAATTCCTGAAGGACCTAGATAAAATCCCTCGTTCTTTTCTTCATTATAAGATGTCTTTTTATATCTAATACTACTTTCAGTTATCCTCAGAGGAGGATTTCCTTGGTCACTACCTCCAATATATCCTTCCTTCATGTAAACAGTGCCGTCTGTGTCAACTTGAAAACTACTAACTGTTTTTGCCTCATCTTTTACCCATGTATCATGTCGATTACCAAGAGCAAATCCATCCGTTCCTAGATAAAAACCATCACTACTACTATCTTTTGATGTTTTTTTACTATATAAAGCACTTTTTCCTTCACTTGTACCTTCTCCCTTTCCTATTGTAATAGGAGAAGTACCGCTACCAAGTATTCCTTTAGCAGCTTTTATCTTACCGTTAAAATCTACAGTAAAATAATCGCCAGCTTTTATTACTATAGATGTACCATCAGCCTTTTCGCTTAAGGAGTTAAAAGAAACTTTATTATTGTCAGAAGTTAATGCTGTATTACCGATTTTCCATCCAGCAATACTTCCTCCACCTTTTGCTGTTAAATAACCACTGCTATTAACACTGAAATTACCTGTACCAAAGTTGATTTTTGGCGTAGTTAAATCAATTAACATACCGCCTTTTTGTTCTCCTGAATCATTATAATTTCCAGATTTTATCTCAGCTTTTCCCTCAGATGGATTTAAAATAATTTGTCCGCCATTATTAACACCAAAAACAGCTTTACCCGTTTCAGCGTCTAAAAATATATTTCTTTGACCTTTATTATATCCGAATAATCCTATCTCAATATTATTCTGATTAGCTTCTTGTACTTTTCCCATAACAATACCTGTAAAAGCATTGTTATTATCTTTTACTCCTGCTCCAACTTGCGGAGATAGAATAAATCCGCCATCGCTATTTACATTAACACTATTACCATCCCAATCATTTATAGCCGCATTATTAAATCTATTTAAGTATAAATGTACTGGTATATAAATATTCGCAATAATTTTACTTTCATTAGTTTCATCTTTTATTGTACATACTATACCATTATTTACACATTGTCCATCATAATCATCAACAGGCTTATAGCTACGCTGATTTATTGGAATGTTTGTTGGACTAATATCTATTAAATGTAAAGAAGATTTTTCTTCCCAACAAGTTAAATCATTAATTCCAGAACTTTGGTGATATTCTAAAATGCTTCCTTTTCTATCCCATGTATAATTAGTTTTTGAATTGATACTAATATCCACATAACCATTAGCTTCTTGCATACGTTTCTTAACTTCTAAAGTAAAAGGAGTAGCATTATCATATTTAGGTTTCCTTCCATCCGCATTATAAATAACATATCTAAAACCAGTATAATCTTTTAAATTAACTTTATAGTTGTCATCATAAATTTCCGCAACTATAATTGGCATAGTAGCATAATAAGTTATTCCATCGTATTTTACTGTAGCTTTTATAATATTAGCAACTCCAGAGTGATCATCCCAAGGTAAAGGCTTCCCATTTGTAGAAATTAATGAAACATTTCCATTCTGAGGATTAATTTGTATGAAAGAATAATCTGTACCGCTAGAATTCCCATAATCAAGTCCATATTTATTTTTTAATACGCTCCAAACTACTGTCGTATTACCTGACGTAGTACTTCCGCTAAAAACTATTTCTCCATCTTTCCATATTTCAATTTTAAAATTAGACGCATTATCTTTCTTATTAAAATTAAAACTATAGTTAGCACCGCTTTTAGTAAGGATTGGATATACTGGAATAGGCTCTCCATCTTTAACATTTGGAACTATCTTGCACACAATGTCAGTTCCATTTGTTCCAGGTTCTCCTTCTTTAACAAAAGTAAAGTTAGTCTCCGCAATTAGATTCATCTCTTTATATTCTACTGCTAATTGAATATTATTTCTAACCTTATTAACAGAATACTTATCTTCAATACCATATGTTAATGTTGTAATATTATTATATGTTGTTGTATTATTGATTAAATCTTCATCTTTGACATTATTATAATCAGATGAAATCTTTAACATAGTGTTTTTAGAAGGAACAATCCATTTAATTTTGCAATGTTTAGCCACTTCATCATCAATAGGTTGACCTAAATTATTATAAATAGTAAAAGTTAAAGCTTGCAAAGTAATAGGTTTCTCTAATGATTTAGAAGCTGGACTAATTCCATTTTCATTATATTTAAAAGTTTGGATACCATTATTAATAACTAAAGTATATAAACCTTCTGTGCTTAAAGAATTAGTTAAAGTGATTGATGCTGATCCTAGGAAGGTTTTACTTCCATTTCTAATATAATATACCGCACATTTATAAGTTTTATTTCGTGTAATAGAACGCACATCTATATGAATGATCTTATCTTTTTCTACTCTTGTTATTGTATTATATTTCTCTATAACAGCATTATATCTGTCTAATTCATCCTTTACAACTTCGTAATATTTTGTACCATCACTAATAGCTTTTTCTAAATCTTTTTTATTCTTAACTGCGTTATTATATTCTTCATTTTCCGCGGTCGTCTCTTCAAGATTACTAAAACCGCCTATGCTATCAACAGTAATCCAAGAAAATTCATAATTACTCGTATCTTTTATTTGTTCTCCATTCATTAAACAAGTTAAAGTAGGATAACCAACATCATAATAAAACTGCTCTCCTAAATCAGATACTAATGAAAATTGATAATTAGAATTATAATTTTTAATCACAATCTGTTTTTCTAAAGCACTCTCATCGTAAATAACAACGCATTTATATTTAGTCTCTTTTGCAATTACATCTTCAAAACAAACTTTATATTCAGAATCAAGAGCAACATATTCTACTATCGCGGCTTCTCCATTTTCTTCATTTGCATCTTGAATAATATTATACTTATTTAGACATCTCCAACCCTGACCGCCATACTTATGATAACCTAAACTTTTTGATGTAATATTAATATCTTCCACAAACCAATAGAAAGGAAGTTTTTGAGAATTATTATCTATAACTTTACCTTTAACTCTAACTTGTGCTTGTAGCTTTTTATAATCATTTTTATTTGCATTTTTATTGAAAAAATTACCTTGCGGAGTTATGATACTTAAACTACAACCATTAATATCCTCCTCGCTAAGTTTTGCAACTCCATAAAATTGCAAATCTTCTATAAAAATATCATCAATATAATTCTCCTTGCTATTCGGGAAATTATAACAAAATAATTTAATTTCTTTTATAGATTTGAAATTTATTCCATCTATATCAAAAATACCATATTGTTTGGTTGAGTAAACCAATTTATAAGGATTACCTGTCATTTTATCCACATCTATAACATAATTTCTCGTTATAATTTTATTAGTCGCATTATCTAAAAAATCTAACGCAAAGATAATACCATAGTTACCTCTACTCTGTTGTTCTGGCGGCAGTAGTGTCCTTACTTTCATGCTGCAAACTAAATTTGCAGATTGTTTTATATATTCTTCCGCAGATGCACTATCTACTTTTATTAAATTCTTATTTGGAAAATCTCTACTATATAAGATTTTCTCTTGTTCGCCTTTTGAATATGAACTTAATCCAAAAACAGTAGATGAAGAAATACAGTTATTACCAATAGGTTCATAACTTTCCTCTCCTTCTGAAGTAGCTATATAGTTAATACCTAGTTTTTTTGTTGTACCTAAAATAGTCTTATCTTTTTTCATATCGTTACCAGGAATTAGTATATAGACATTAGAACCATCTGTATAAGTGGTATCAGAATTTCCTGAGTATGCATAAAAAATGCTATCTTGATACTTTACTTTGTATTTACCAATAGTAGCATCTATACACGAAAGAATCGTTGCTTGAATTGTCTTATCATAACTAGCTTGATTTACTGCTTTCTTTACGATAATATCAATAGCTTTGCAAATATTGCTTTCTATGTTATTGCTCAACTTATACACTCCTTTTCTCTCTTTATATAAAATATAATTTTTTATTAAAGATTTTTAAATAAAAATGTCCAAAAAAAAATAAGAGAGGTATAAAGCCTCTCTTATTTAACGTTTAGTATCATATGCGTGTTGACTTGCATAATTTACTAAATTTTTAAATGCCTTTTCAATTTCTCCAGAATTTTGAACATTCGGGAAAGAAGCTTCTATTTGGACTTTCTGGTCAATAGTCAAATCTTGAGATGCGGAAAAGCCGCTCAAAGAAGTAGTAGTCTGAGCTAGTAGCCCAATCAGTCTATCCATCATAGATGCATTAATTGTATCTAAAACACTGTCTAAACTTCTAACAACATTCATAGCAGATAAGAAATTTTTAGTATCTTCTTTATTCAAAACTAATTCTTTTTGATGAAGAATACCAACTTTTCCCTCATTTCCGTTCCATGCTCCAGTGTATCCGCCAGTATCAAATTTCTTGATATCATCTTTCGTAAGCCACCCGAATGGACCATCATTACTCTGAACATGAATAGGCTTTTTAGCTCCCTTTTCAATCTGAGTAATCGTACCAGGTTTATTCTGTCCAGCTCCTCTATTTCCTGAAGGTTCAGCTCCTTCAGACGTATAATAATATCTTTTTCCTTTTAGTAATTTAACCTTATCTCCAATTTTAAATTTCTTACTACCTTCGTCCATGTCAACTGCACTTGCTGGAGTATCAGAAGGATCCGCTTTGACATCAACGATTGTATTCTTTCCTTCACCTTTATTACTTTTGTTATTCTTTTTATTATCTCCGCTTTTGCCATTTTCAGCAGCCTCTTTATCTGCTGCTTCTCTCGCTTCCTTATCCTTCTGTTGCTTTAATTTATTAGCTTCTGTAACCGCAGAAATAGCAGCTGCCGCAACACCTCTATAAGCTTCTTCTAACTGTTTTACTTCTTGAAGTACATCTTGAACAGCTTCTAATTGAGCCTTGTATTTTTCAAGTAACTTATCATTTTCCTCAAGAAGCTCTTTAGCTTTTTGGATATTCATATCATATCCTTCAGCAATCTTGTTGAAATCTACCCCTGAACGTTCGCTTGTCTCACTCAAGTTATTTCTATAAGTAAGTAAAGCTTCATCTAGCTGTTTAAAGGCATTTTCACAAGTTGGAATAAAACCGCCTTCTCCCGCAAATTTATCAGTCATTTGCTGAACGCCTGAATTCCATTGCGGAATCATGCTCTCCATTAAGATTCTCTTTTCCTCATCTGACATTGCTTGGAAGTTAGCTACATCGGTATTATACTTTTTAGCTAATTCTTGGAAAGTTGTATCCTGAAGATTCTGCTTAACTTGCTCATTTTGTTCAACTAAGTTATTTATTATTTCGCCATATTGTTCTGCTAATAATTTTTTCTTTTCTTCTCTTTCTTCATCTGCAAGGGTAGTATCTGAATACAGTTCTAATAATTTCTGTTGGAATTCAGAATAAGTGCTATAGATTTCATCTAAATTACTCTTATACTTGTCTTTATCCAAATTATAGAGAGAATTTTGAGCTTCTAATAGCTCTTGCTGTGCTTGAGCTATACTGTCTTCATCAGAAACATATTGATAACTATAATTTCCTTGAGAATCACGTCTCAATCTCATTTTTGACTTATTTTTTTGAGCATCTTGCAAAGCAATTTCTTTTAAAGCTATTTCGTATAGTGCATTAGCACGATCTACGTCATATTGAGTCAATTTTTCCTTAGCTTTAAGCATTTCAATTTGCTCATTCATCAGGTTATTCAATTTCTTTTGAGCAGATAAACTACTTGTATTATCAATAGAATCTAAATACTTATTTTGAAGTTTTTGAATTTCAAAAGAAGAATTGATACTATCCAAATACATATCTGCATTTTTGTTAATTAAATCCCATTGATCTTTAACATGATCTAATCCGCTTCCATTGGTTAGTCTCTTGTTAATATCTTCAAAGATTTTATTTATAGTATTTTTGTATTCTTCAATAACTTCCTCAATAGAACTCTTAACTTTTGAGTTTAAATCAGTAACCGCTTTTTCATAATTAGCTTTATATTCTTTCCAAGCTTTGGAATCTTTTTCTTCGTTATCCATTCTCTGTTTCCAGAATTCTACCTGTTTTCTTGCAAAGTCCAAATTATCATTATTATTTTTTCTTTGCATCTCATAATATTTAGCTAATTGAGAATAAGCTTTATCGCCATAAATTAAACCAATTACATCTTTATCATGGTCAATTAAATCAGATATAAATTCATATTGTTCTGATTGTTCGTCTAGTTTTTCTTGAGCTTTATCTATTGCACTTAAATAAGTCTCTTCAATATCCTTTGATATTTGTGCATAATTTTCTAACGCGGTTTCCGCATTTTTTTCATACTTCTCTAAATCTTCATAAGCTTTAGCAAGGTTATCTCCATAAATAGTTGATTTTCCGCCAGCTTCCATAATTTCAATTTCACTTTTAGTTTTATTAAGCTGATCTGTTAAAGCTTGAATCTCGCCTGTACCATCTGGCTTTACATATGAACTAAAATTAGATAGTAAAGCGTTAGCTTGACCCGCGAAGTCATCATCTTTTATGCCATCAATAACTTTCTTTTTAAAAGCATTAAAATCTCTCTCTGCTTGAGCTGTATCAAGAGCTAAGTCAACTTTTAAAGTAAACTTCTTAATTCTTACTTCTGTAGCTTTATCTTCTATTTCTTGCTGTTGTTTTTCTATCTCTTTTTCATCTGCATTTAACTCTTCATATTTGCTAAGAATCTTTTTAAATTTCTCATAATCCTTTTTTGCAGCTTCAACTGTTTGCTTATATTTCTTTTGCTCTTCTTTGGACATGCCATTATATTTAGTAATCATTTTATTGACATTATCCATTTTAGTTTGCATAATTTTAAAATAATTAGTTATGTCTCCATCTGCGTTAAAAGTGACTCCTTCTGCTTTAAGTGCAGATTTATACGTACTAGACCTAATTTTAGCTACCTCTATTTTTGTAGCATACGCTTCTTTTTGCTTTTCTAATAAATCTAACTGTTCTTGAAGATTTTTAGTTAGTTCTTTACCAGCAAGCTTTTCTTGTTTTTTCTGTAAAGCATCTAAGTCTTTTGTGATATCTTTTATTTGAAGATCTATGTCGTGATATACTTCAGCCTCATCTTGCAATAAATCCATCGTATCTGCTTGTGCATCTGATGAAGAGCCTTTTCCTCCACTACCACCTTTTCCACCTTTACTACTTTTATCTTTTTCAAAAGGTGTTGAACCACCTAAACCAGATTTTGCACTATCGAGGGCTTTTTTGGTTGAACCAGCATTTTCATACAAAGTTGCTTGTAATGCTCTCATTCTAGAAATGCTTTGTTCATAAGTGGAAATATCTAGCTCAAGATCACTTATCCACTCATCTATTTCTGGTAAAGAAGCAGAAGATTCAACCGGATCGACTCCTTTAAAATCTCCCTTATTTGTGGTAGCTGTAAAGTTCGAACCTCCTGTTCCTCCACCTCCAACATTCACTTTCGAAACATCAGTTTTGATTCCTTTAGGCATATTTTTAATTTGGTTAGCCACTTTACTTGCCTGTTCGCCTACCGCAGAAACCGAAGTAACCATATTAGAAGAATTTTCCTTAGCTGACGTTGCTGCATCAGATAAAGATTGTGCTAAGTTATGAGCTACATCATCTGAAACATTCGCAGTAATACGATTATATTCATCCATATTACCTGACATCGCGGCAGCTACTGCTTTATTAGCATCAGTTTCTTCTAAACCTAACTTCATTAAATAATTAGTTAGTTGTTGACGCCCATTAGAAATTTTCTCTATTTGTTCTTTAGTTAATTTTACTCCACCTTCAGCAACAGACTTAGCCATCGCTAATTCGGCTTCAGCAGATTCTTTTTTTGCAGTCAATAGTTGAATCTCATTTTCTATTCTAGCGTTAGTAGATTCTACATCGCCATCAAGGATACTTTCTTGATTACCTAATGCATCTTTAGCAACATCTTCTTGAAGTTGAATTTGTCCATCTGCCATTACCTGGGCACCATCTAGTATCTCAGGGAAAACTTCTGCTAATTTTTTAGCATCTTCAGATGCAACGATATATCCCTCTCCAATCATCATCGCAGCTTCTCTAATTTTATCAGATTCACTTAGAACAGAATCACCAATGCTTAAGATTTCTTCAACCCCAGCTAAATCAATTTTTAATTCCCAATCAGTATCCTCTATTTCTTTCTTTGTATCTGAAACAGCGTTTTGATATTCATTATATTTTTCTGTAACTGCTTCTAATTCAACTTGAGCATTACTAAGCTCATCTAGTTGTTCTTTGCTAAGAGAACCTTCTTTCTCTCTTATATCCTCTAGCTGATTGATATGCATAGTTAATTCAGTTTTTCTCTGTGCATATCCTTCTAATATTTTTTTATTAGAATCTAATTCCGCTTCTAATTTTTGTTTTTCTAACTCGATAACTTCAGTATAATAATTAGAATCTGCTTCTCTTAAATCTTCTAGGTATTCTATTTGTCCAAGAACACCTCTAGTAGCAGCTTCTTCAAACTCTTGAGCCGCACTTACATTTTTATTATAGATGCCTGCGGTTTCCTCTAACATCTGATTAAAAGTCTCTAAAGTAGCCTTTCCTTCTTTGGTTTTACTTAATTTATCTAAGCTACCTTCACTAGCCAACTGAGAAGAAATATCTCCAATTACAGATTTTTTATCTAATTCTTCTTGATACTCTTCTTGTTTTTTCGTTAGTTCTTCAATTTCTTTTTTCTCTGTGTTAGCTGCAATAGATGCTCCATCTTTAATATCATCATATTTAGCATCAATCTCATCAAGACTCTTTAATAAAGTTTCTAAAGAAAGTCCTGTTTGAGTAGAGTATTCTTTTAAAGATTCAAAAGCATTACTACCTATAACATTTCGTAGCTTTTTGCCATCATCCGCTAATAATACATCAATTCCGCCTTCTTTTTCTATCTCCGCTTTCATTTTATCAAAAGCTTCTTTATTTTCACTTAAAGCTTCACCGAAAGCTTGCTTAGTAGCGAAACCTAATGTATCTGTCTTTCTATAATACTGTTCGACAATATTATAGTAATAGTCAACATATTCTGAACCAGCTTCTTCTAACAAAGGAATCTGTTTTAAAGCGTTATTATACGCGTCTGTTAAACTTTTAGAAACTTCACCAGAAGAATTTTCCCATTTCTTATTTACTGCTGATAGAGTATGCTCTAAGTTATTTACATAAGCACTTAAAGCTTCTCTCTGATCATAATTGATTCCAGTATTCTTTTTCGCTAGTAATTCTCTAATTTCAGAAATAGAGTATTCTACTTCAGCTTTATATTCCTTATAAGCTTTCTCATCGCCTAGTTGAAACTTAGCAACAGAGTCATCAAGAAGTATATCTTGAACTTTCCTTCCATTTCCAATATCTACTCCAGATACCTCTGCTAATTGGCTTCTATCTACTGACGCGTCTACCGATGCTGCGTCAAGTTCTTTACCATATGCGTCTTTTTTTGCGGCTTGTTCTGCGGCTTCTACTGTTTTCTTTTCCTCAGCTTTTGCAACTTTCTTTCTTAGCTCAAGCTGTGTTGCTAATGCCGCGTTTTGAGCTTCTAAGGTTCTTAATTCTTCCTTTTGTGCAAGAGTAAGTTCATCTGGAGAAATTTGATACAGTTCTTTTAATCTTTCTTGCGTCGTTTCTAATTTAGAATTTAATTCGTCTACTTCCTGTTGAGCCTTCTCATATTCTTCAAATTGACTCTCTAAAGCTTCTTTTGCTTCTTTTGCACTTACAGTCATTTTGTCTATAGCGAATACTACTATCCCAATCGCTGCTGCCGCCGCCGCAGCCCAACCAATCCAAGAGGCTGAAAATAATGCTAAAAATGCTTCCCCCGCAGTTAAAGAAGAGCCAGCTAGAGCTGGAATTGCAGTTTGAGCCAAAGTTATAAGACCTGCTTGAAGTCCTTGAATCCCATTTATAAGAAGCGGTAAAGTAGAAAGCAAAATAGTAAAGGATTGTCCTAATTTCTCTGTTGTAGATAAAGATTCATCTGAAAAAACATCCCATACTCCTTTTAAACCAGCTATAGAAGAACCTATTTCTCCAATAGAACCCGCTATGTCTAAAGCTGATTGAATAACCGCAGTATTTCTTACATCATCTATAAAGCTTTTCCATGCAGAGCGAGACTCATCTAACTTTTCTTTTACTTTTTCCCCTGTCCCTGCAGCGACATCTTGTGCAGTTTTCATAACCTTCTGTGCATCACTTGCCGCTTGACTAGCATAATCTTTACTTGCTTCTGTTACCTCTTTGAAAGCTTTGCTTAATTCTGGGTAAGTCGCAATTAATTCTCCTACCGATTTTTCAGCATTTCCTGTGAGTTCACTATACTCTTTTAATTTCTTATTAAAATTTTCATAAGCACTTGCGACTTCTGGACTTGAAGAAACTATTTTTTTTACTTCATCATTATAATTTTTTACAGCGGTAGTTAAAGCTTCATAAGATTTAATTGCCTCTTCTTGCTTTGAATTATCTTTAGAAGCTTGTCTTTGATTAAAAGTAGCTAAAGTCAAAGCCCCAGCATAATTAGAGGCTTCTTTATTCAAACTTTTATATTGTTTCTGAGTCTCATCTACTTGCTTCTTAATTTTGTCATATGTATCTGTATTTTTTGCTCCTTCGCCCTTCCCTCTAAGGCTATCTAAGTCTAATTCTTCATTAGTTAAAGCCTTATAAAGATTTTTTGCAGCTTCCTCATTCTCTTCTAACTGTTTCTTTTGATTTTGCAAAGCATTTATTTGTTCAATAAAACCGTTAGCAATGTTCTGTTGTTCAGTAGTAGCAACAGATCCTAAATCCACAATCTCTTGCTTCATATTTACTAATTCTTTAGTATCTTCGTCTAATGCAGATAATCCTTTATACTGTTGTAGAATCTCTAACTGAGCATTAAGTTGTTCAGCATTAGATTTTACATTTTTAAAATTAGCTATAGTTGTAGAAATACCACCAGCGATTTGTTTACTAAATACTCTTACACCTAAAGATCCTAACTCAGCAAGAACAGTCTTACCACCGCCGATATTATCAACCAATGTTGCAATTTTATCTACAACAAAAGTAATTCCATCAACAACTTCATTAATAGCTTCTGGCTTTAATAAAGAGTCATATAAATCCTCGAAAGTAGTTCTCATTCTTTGGATATGAGCTTCTGTTCTTTCAGAATAAATATCTTGTTGCTCTTCAAGAGTTCCCAATGCATTTTTAGAAGTGTCTAAAGCATCAGTGTACATATCCCAGTTATCAAATAAAGCAATTAAGTTATTATACTGTCTCTTACCCGCGATTGCAACTGCTGCCGCTTGTCTTTGTTCGTCTGTCCAAGTACTCCACTTACCTGCTACTTCTTCAATAACATTTCCCATCTCTTTTAGATGACCATTCTCATCTAAGATGTCAATGCCCATTGTTTTCATCTTTCCAGAAACTTCACCAAGAGAAACTCCAAATTCATCAACACCATCAACAGCTAGATCACCCATACGAGCATAAATTGTTTTTAAAGCTGTACCTACTGATTCTGGTGCTTGGCGGGTAACAGAAATAATAGTCGCAATCTGAGCATTTAACTGATCAAAGTCAACACCCATAGAACTTGCTGCGGAAGCCACTTTAGAAATAGCCATAGAAGATTCAGCCAAGTCTGACGCAGTTGTAGCTGCTACAGCCGCTAACTTATCTACATATTTTTCATAAACGTCCATTCCTTCAGCCGCAGCTTCATTAGCTACTTTATAACCATTCCAAACCGCAGTTAAATATTCCGCAGCCTGTTCTGAGCTAATCTGAGATACATTCGCGGTTTTCTGAGTAATCTCAGCTTTAGCAAGAGCATTTTCATCTGTATCACCCTGTTGATAGTAAATTAAAGCTCCTTCAGTTATATCTCTCGTACTTGCAGATAGTTCCTGGGCGGTTTGACTTGCAGATTCCGCGAAATCACGCATCTCTTCCGCAGATTTGCCAGTTACGACTCTAATATTATTTAATGAAGTATCTAATTTCTCAACATAATTAACTGCTTGTTGTACATTATTAGTTAATGCGTTCATAGCTCCAGACGCAATATTCCATTTAATAGTATTAGACAAAGTTGTAGCCATATTTTCTAAGAAGCTATGAGTTTGTTTTAACTGCATATTAGTAGTTAAAACCTGAGTTGTCATATTTTTAAATGCAGTTTGTCCTGCCGAACCCGCACTATTAAAATCATTATAAATTTTGTTTATATCTAAATTTTTTAATTCGTTATTAAATTTAGAAACATTTAATGTTCCTAAATTTGCGTTAAAAGCTTTATCTAACGCTTTTTGAACTTGACTAGCAGATTCTTTTATCTGGGTTAATCTGCTATTGGCTTCGCTTAAATCCATACCTTTATTTAAACTCATCAAATCACTAGAAGTCATCTTTTGAATTTCTTCTAATGACTTCTTAATGGTTGATAAACCGCTTTGGTCTGTATTAAAGCCAACTGTAAAATCAATACGATTTGTAGCCGCCATATCCTTTTACCTCCTAAAATTACGCATAAAAAAATACCTTTACTACCATAATATGATAATAAAGGCATTTTTATTAATTTATCTTACCCAATTGGACGATTTCCATTAGCCGCTTTCGCAAATTCAATTACCTCTTGATATTTTTCTTTATCAAAAGAATCAACTATATCTTTAGCAACTTTTGCGTTTTTAGGTAAATCATTTATAATACTTTGAATAACGGCTCCCGCGGTATTGGTATAATTTAAAGTATTAAGCATTATTTCATCCATAAAAGTGAATAAAGCATTATATTCTTCTTCAGGAATAACTTCAATCATTTTATCAATAAAACCATTGCTCTCTAAAGTATCATAAATTTTCATTTCATTCTCTTTTTGTTTTTCTGTAAAACTTAAATTAGTATACATATAAACTAAATGCAAATGAAAATACATATCTAATTTTAAAGCATTATAAATACCATTTTCTTCTGCTTTTTGTAAAGTAATCATAACTAAATCATATTTATCTTCAATAGGTAAATATTGTTTAACTTCTATTTCTGTATTATTAAAATTAAAAGTTTTAATTTCATCTTTAGTTTTTAATTTTAAATTTGCATAACTTACTTTCATTTTATTTATTTCTCCTTTTGTCTCATCTTATAAGAATATTATACTATAAAATTTTTCTTTTGTCAAGTTAATTTTTTTGCTCTGTTTAAAGCTCTTTTTCCACCCATCTGGTATGCATCTATTATTGCTTCTTTTATACTCTTATCAACTTGATCTTCTAATGATTCTAAAAGTTTATTTCTTGTCTGTTTGTTCTCTTTAAATTCTTTTTTCTTCTTTAATAATTCTTCTTCACTATAATTTTCATCTTCTACAATACTTTTTGCTAAATCTGCTAATTGTTGCAGCCCTAATGCTGAAGCACCAGCAGATTTAATTCCATATTCAATTTCTCCTATCTCTAAATCTCCTTCTAACGCCCCAGATAAACTATTTACTTTTAAAACTTCGTCAATAAAGTCCTTTACAAAAAGTTCTAATTGTAACAGAATATCGCTTTCAGTTATTTCAAAGCTAGGCTCTTGTCTATTTGCCAAAACAATAGAAGCGTAAGTTTCATTAATATCACCTTCTGAAGATATAAAAGCCTGATGCCAAGTTTTTAATGGATTTTGCCATAATATAATATAATGACCACCTGTTACTTTTTTACTTTTTCTAAACCTAAACATAACTTCATCATATGTTTGATTTAAGTTATTAAGATTGAAATTAAAATCATTCCCTATTTCTAACTGCTGAATAGCTTTACTTTCTAACATATTTTCTATTTGTTTTTGAGTTGCCTTATATCTAGCTGTAAATCCAGACTTTGAAGCATCTCCAAATTTTAATATATCTTCATTCAGTATTTCATATAAAACAGGTGCTTGATTTTTATATCTATATACATAAACCATTGTTACTTTTTGATCTAAAAATTCATTTAAAGCTTTTTGAAACTTAAAACTACTTTCATAAAGTTGTTTAGGAATATCTCCAGCTAAAAGTCTATTCTTTTCTGCTCTTGCATGCACATATTCATCCATTAATTCATATTCTGACACTGCTTTTTTTCTACCTGGAACTTTTACTTTATTAGAATATTGATGTCTAAATTCTTTTAGTTTTTTAATCCTATCTTCTATATCTTTAACTCCATCTTTTAATTCGTCTAATTTACTTAAATAGATTTGAGCTTCCTCTCTCATTTTTTTTAAATTGCCTTTAACAACTTCTTTAACAGGTTCATCCATAGCATCTAGAACAGTATCTTCCATTTTATCAATATCTTTCTCATTAACATCCATTTTAGTTTTTGCCATATTATACTTCCTCCATAAATAAAAAAAAATAGGAGAGTTATTAAACTCTCCTATTTAATTATCAACCTTTTTGATGGTTTGTATGACCAGTATCTTCAGCATCATCTACTGCGTCCGTACCAATAATTTGAATTGCACAAAGAACTTTCTTTGTTCTATCAAACATTGTATATCCTGGGAAAGCATCCATCGTAAAAGTAAATGTAGATGGATCTCCAGTAGCCGCCATAGTGAATGTAAAGTTAGACTGAATTTTTACATTCGGAATAACTAATTCAGCAGGCATATCTACTCCAGTATCCTGACGTCTAAATAATGTACTAGCCTCTACATAGTAGTAACCAGCAAAGTTTTCAGCATCAATAGTGATGGTCTGAGCACCTGCAGATTTAATAATGTAATAATCAATTCTTACTACCTGACCTTCAACCGCACCTGTAAATTTAATCTGACAAGTTTTACCGTTTGATACTTCAATAGCATTTTCTATAGTAGCAGATTTTACATTTACCGTTGCGGTTGCTGCTTCAAATGTACCTGCTCCTAAGAATTTAATACCTGAGCCAGAACCATCTAAAACAGTACCAAATACAGGAACATCTGTTGTATTACAGATTGTTGTTGTTTCATCATCAAAAGCTTCATAAGTGATTTCACAAACACCTTCTGCTCCCGCGATTACATCAGTTGTCATATGAACATGGACTAAATTCTTACTATCAGCTTTAATTAAGCCTGCTCCAGAAAGTACAGCAAAACCAATAGGTGATAATAGGGCATCTTCAACTGTAAAAGTTAAAGTCTTTTCACCTTCCCACGCGATCAGTCTAGTGTTTCCTTTTCCACCCTGTGCATAGACTGTGGTTGCAGCACCTTCTAAGGTAGAAGTTTTTGCTGTATCTATATAAAGTACAGGCTGACCTTTGACGAATTTAGTATTACCAATAGTGACATTTGCTTTCGCTTTAAACACTACATCACAAATCTCTCTAACGCCAAACTTCATAACGCATTATCCTCCTTATATAAAATTCTTAATTTATCTTTTAAAAATAACTTTTTTAAGTTATCTTTATACATAAAAGTAATATTATGGATGGATATTTTTCATCCAATTTTCTACTTCATCCAAATCTTTAGCTCCAGCTAATTTAGCCTTAAGGTATGTATCATGGCTTTGCTTTAGTTCAAACCGCTGGAACTCGTCAAATAATTGATAAACAGTATATTGCATTAAAGAATTTATATCTTTATTTTCTCCAACAGCTAAGATAGAAATATATCTTTCTAAAATAGAAATTTTTTGAGAATCACCTTTTAAAGATGCAACTTTAGCTCGACCTTTTTTCAGCTTTTCCGCGATTTTTCTAGCTGCGTCATTACCAGGATTATATGAAGATACATCATCTTTGTTTTTATCTAAACAAAAGACAGAGATTAGAATACTTTTAAATGCTTCATAATTTTTATTATTGATAAAATATTCTTTTCCATCTTTTTTTAGAACAATTTGTTCCATAAACATATCTAATGATAAACTATATTCTGGGAATAATAACATTAGCACTAATAGAGCACAGTTTTTATTCTGTTGGGCAATAACATTTTTGCTTTTCATTATTGACATTAATATTTCAAAATTAGTTTTATTTCTTAAATTAACTTTGTCCTCTTTACTTAAATTATCTTTTGAAAAATTTAGAAATTCGCATCCCATAAAAAAAGTTTCTTCTCCAATATAAGCAATTTCTTTAATAATAGGTTGATGTACAGTGAGTTGAGCTTCTGTAAAAGCAATATCATTACCAGACAATAAAAGTAAATCATTATTCATTATTCTTCCTCAGAAGGAATCTTATCATCACTGCCATGAATTGCTTTATAAGTTAAACTATATCCGCTTAAGTCTTCATCTAAAAGCAATTCATTACATCTTACCAACTGCAATTCTCCAATTCCTGTTAATTTTGTATTATTCAAAAGCCCATCTATATAACCGCAAATTTTAAGCGGTCTCACTCTATAGTTTCCTATATCCCAATAATCAGTATGACATAATACGTCAAAATTAATCGTACAATCTCTAAATTCTGGATTTGTTCTATTGGGTGTAAAATTATCATAAGAAACAATTATATAAGATTTAATTTCTTCATGTTCAGGAAGTCTAAGCTTAGGTTTTAATTTAACATAACCCTGCTCAATCATTTTTCCAAGAGTCATTTCAGTTAATCTTTTTTTATACTGTTCATCTTCTTTATTATCTAAACAATCTTTAGTGTTTATTACCAAAAGTCTTTTTAGATCATCACTATAAGGTTTACTTTCAACAAAAAGCTTTTTTAATATTCTTTCAGTATCTTTTTCACAAGAGAGAAAAGATGATTGAATATTCGTTACGGCTAAATTTCTTTTCATATTACTCCTTTTATCTCCATTTATATTTTACAAAGAATTGATTTTTACTTTTAAAGTTAAAACTTTTCCTTGATCTTTTTCACTGTAAGCCAAAATAAATTCTCCACTTTTTCCAGTTACTACTTCTACAATAGCAGAATTATCTTTTATTTCTATAATTTTTGCTTTATTATTATTTATACTCCAAGTGCCTTCTTTAAAATCTCCTTTTAAAGAATATTCCTTTATATCATATGGATATACTTCAACATCTCCGGCTATATCAGATTCTGTTGTTGAATCTTCTTTTTTTTCTTTTTCTCTCTCTTCATAATAATCTTGAAGCGGATTCTCATAATATTCTTTTACAGTAACTTTAATAATACCTTCCCCATAAAAGATATTCGTGTCTTGGACTTCCCAAGTTTGTCCTTCTATCTTCAATAACTTAAATCTATGAAAAAAATCTAAAGTTTCCTTATTCTTAGTAATATAAAAAACTAAGGTATTATTTAAGTCATTCCAAACTGTATTATTCTTTTTATTCCATTGAATAGTAGTTTCTACAGGGCCTCTAATATAAATCCAATATTTCTTCCCGTTTAATTCAGCTTGAGCCTCGCACTTTCTAATCTCCGCTCTAAAATAAGCAACTTCTTCTAAAAAAGGTAAATAAATAATCCATTTAGTATTAGTCTCTTTCCAAGAGATAATGTCTCCAGACTTTATCCCCAACTCCTCTTCTGCTTCAGAAGTTTTCCCTAGTCTACTTTTATTTAAACATACATCTCTATAAGGTATAGAAAGTATTTTATTATCATAATCTGGATTTAATTTATTTGGGTTAATTAAGCACTTAAACTCTCGTCCATCTTCAAGAATCGCGGTTTGACCTTGATAAGAATACATAGCTTTTTTTAATGACCTGAGCTTATCATTAATAAGCCTTTGTTCCTTACTTCCGCCATAATAATTAAGTCTAGTTTTTAAATTATCTAATCCATTCATATCTTTATATTATTTATCAATCCTAAACATTCAAAGATAGTTCTTCTATAAAGAAAAAAGTCTTTATCTTCTGATAGTAGGAATAGTCCTTCTAATTTACACAAGAGCGGAAACAGAACTTCATGCTGGTCAAATAACAATCTATCCATTCCCGCCAGCTCCTCAATAATAGTAGTTAATGGTTTTTGCCAATCTGATTTTTCTTCTCTACTTGGCAATAACTTATAGATTTGATTTGTAATTCTATTTAGATTTTTATCAATAGCGGATTTATCTATTTCCGCACCATACTTAAGTATCATGACGCTCCTCCTCTATTGGTTCCATAATAATATTGAAGGTTGAACGCACAATGCCTTTTTTATCAACTTTTCTTCTTTTATACAATCTCTGTAAATGAAATCCTTCTCTTTCATAATCTTTCTTAATTGCTAATAATTTATGCATATGATTTGCCTGAGAAGTAAATTTAAAATCTGAACCGCTATATTTAAGTCTAGTATTTTCAATCGAAGCTAACTGATATCCTATCCACTCTACAACCATGTAAACCGCAAGAATGTTAATTTCCTCTTGAGTTAAAAAACTATTAAAAAAACCACCTGAATAAATAAAAGCTTTAACTTCTATATTGTTACTTTCAACGCCTTTATAAGTAGATTCATCTACAAAAGAATCTTCTTCATAGTCATAAAGATTAACTCGCGGAAATTCAAATTTATACATTGCGGAAAGCAAGAGATCTTGCAACATACGAAACGTCTCTAATTCAGTTAATTCTAAGTACATATCGTCTGTTACCTTAGTTGATAAAAAACAATCATAAACTTTAGAAAAAGGAGTTTTATTAATATTATTCATAATTGCCTCCCTTTATGTTTTATTTTGTAACTGTTACTTTGTATTTTGGCGGAGCTGTTCTTCTTCCTGTCGCAGTTGAAGTTGAAGAAACTGGGGTAGTTCTTCTAGCTTTTTCTTTAGGAATTTCATTTTCATCTGTTTCTTTATTAATTTCAATAGCCTTATTTACATTAAAACCAGTCTTCTCAAAAATAGCTTCTCTCTTACTAATATCATTAATTTTTAACTTAACTGCCAACTCTTTAATTAAATCAATAACACCAATAGGAGCAAAGTCTAAGCAATCCATAAGCTGATCTAATGAACCTGTTAAAAGTAATTTTTTAATATCTTCTTCTGAATAAAAATATTCTGGCTCGACTTCTGGAAGTAATTCTTCTAAAGCCTCTTTGTTTTTAATGATTAAACAGTCTTTTAAAATAACTATTCCGCCTGGTAAATAAGATAGCTTTCTCAACTCATCCATAGTAACTTCTTTTTCTTCTCTTGGCTGAAAATTACGATGTAAATTTCCTAAGTCAGGAATTGTATAACCAACAGTTCCATTATCTCTATTTATAACTTTGATTAAAGTATCTTTCTCTAACATATTTTCTCCTTTTATCTCTAAATATATATAAAAATATTGGGGAAGATATATTATCTTCCCCATATTAAATTATTGAGTCAAACTAGTGTTTCTATATACGCAAATATTATTAGTGATAATTGCAGCAACACCCATTTTCTTGTAAACCTGAATTTCTCTTGACATATCAGCATTTTCAATTTCTCTAACGATAGTCTGTCCTTCAAGAGCAACTTTTACAGGTTTATCATTTCCGCCAGTAGGAATAATCCATGCATAAGATGGGTCGATAACTTTTTTACTATTAGTTTCATCTTCATAAGACTGAGGTAAAACAATTACTCTATGTCCTTTATAGCTTGCTAAATAACCGTTATTCCATTTTTGGTCTTTCATAGCGTCTGAAATCCAACCCTCAGCAGGTACCATAGTAGCCGCGAATTCATATGTACAATAAATGGTAGCTTGTCCATAAGAGTCTGCTACAGCTAATAATTTATCCATTTCAGCTTCTACAAAAGAGCCTTGAGTAGTCTTGTTATTAGCTTGTAAATTAGTTACGGCACCTTTCAAAGCTCTTTCAATTTCAAGATAAAGGCTTTCATCCAAACCTTCCATAATAATATCAAGAACATCCGCGAAATCTATACGTTTATCTAAGAATTCTTCAAATCCAATTTGAGCAGCTCCACCAAAAGCACTTGTAGGAACTTCATAAGATTTACCATCCAGTTTGAATACTTCATAAATACCTGCTAATCCAACTTTTGTAATAAATTGCTTTGCACGTCTCTTTGAAGCAACTGTAATTCTCTGAGTAAATACAGGTTTGTCTCCCTGACTAAATGTTTTAATTTCAGCGAATTGACCATATTGCTCTAATACTTTTTTTGGAAGAACATCATCAATAGTCTCTTCCATAAGAGCAAAAATTGTATTCTTATTTTCGCGATAAAGTGCGTATGTTCCCGCGATTTCTCTTAATTCGTTTCTTAATGTATCGTTTAAATCTGCATAGCTAAATTTTTCATTACCGAAAGAATAAGCAACCTGAGAAGAAGGATTAGCTTTTGCTACGGTTTTAGCTAATGTAAATAAATCTTTTCTACTTAAAGCCATCTCTTATAATCCTCCTTATTTAACTCTCATTACCTTAACAGCTGGTTGTCCATCTGCCATAGTATAAATTTTTACTACTTGCCATAGCATGCTTTCTGTTGAAGCTTCTGCTGTTTCATCTTTTACTAAGAAGCCTGTTGTTGTGTCAACTTTTAAAAAGTCTCCTACTTCAAGAGCAATACCAGCATACTCTGCTTTTCCGCTTGTATTTGCAGCACCAACAGCATTAGTAGTATAAATATCTCCAACATTTGTTTTAATTACACGCGGAACCATCTGACCTTTAAACGGACCTAAGCCATCGTGAGTAATATCATCGCTTCCCGCAGTATAATTATCTTTAATCATAGCAAAGTCTTTATAAGACTCTCTCCACTTATCATCGTATAATTTTACTTCGTTGAACACCATCATCCATTCACCTTCGCCAGTAAAATTAACTTCTCCATTAGCATAGTCATATTTTACATACTGACCATTTTCAAGAATACTAATATCAGATTTTGCTGGTAATTGTGCGTAAATCTGAGAAGTTCTTTGAGCTGACAAATGATTAGGTTCAACTTGACCAAAACCAACTCTTTTAATTGTTGTAGCCATCTATATATCCTCCTTAATCATTTCTACTGTTTCGAGTATTTTTTAAAGCATTTATCCACGCTGGGATAGAGCTATCCTGTTCTTCTAGGCTAAAAGTTGTAACAGGATTATCTTTTTCATTTTTTGAGGTATTTTCTAAATCAAAATTAACTTTCTTTCTAACACAAATTACAGATAACTTTGCTTCAATATCATCTAAAGAATATTTAGCTTTATTTGTAACTACATCTTTCTTATCCTCATCTGAAAGCATATAAAAACTGTTAATTAAAGCATCTTTTTTCTCATTTTCAATTTGATTTTTAAAAGCTACTAATGATTGAAAATCCTCTTCTAATGCAGAGTATTTACTTTGTAAATTTTGATATTGAGCTTCTAATAAAGTATATTTATCATTCTTCTTCTTTTCTTCTTCATCATCATCATCAGAAGATGCTTTATTATCGTCTTTTTTATCTTCCTTTGAAGTAGAATCTTCTGTATTAGTTTTTTCTTCTTTAACAGTTTTATCCTCTTCTTTTTTTACAAAGTTTTTCTTCTTATCTTCATCATTTTCTTCTGTCTTTGTGGTTTCATCATTTTTAGGCTGATCTTTTTTAGCTTCCTCTTTTTCTTTTTTATCTTTATCAGAAGCTACAAAATCAGTTTGATTTAATCCCTCTGTAGAATTTTGATTTTCTGCGGAAAAGTTTTGTTCTTTTTTGTCCTTTTCATCAGAAACTTTTTTATTATCTTTTTCTAAAGCCATTTGTCCTCCTTCTAATGCATCCTTTAATTCATGCATCATAGTATATAAAGTTTTTTTAAAATTATCATCTACTTTAGTGAACGATGTACTTACATATGGAGCTGTTATGTTCGAACCCTCAAAACAAGGTTCAACTTTGTCTCCTAAAATGCATAATTTTGAAAATATTGCGTCATTTATAATAAAAAAGTCTATACCTGTTTTATAATTTTTTGACCATTCTCCTTTTAAAGAATCTTCATCTAATTCCATAGAATGTGGTTTTCCATGCTCAACAACAGCTTGAGCCTCTTCAAACTGCCCTGTCCACAAAAACCCAGTAGTCATTAAATATTCTCTAATAATAGAATTTCCAAAATCGTCTGTATCCTCAAATTTTTGAAACCAAATTTTAGCATTAGGAGCTACAAATCCATAAGGCTTTGTAAGACAATTAAAATGTATTCCATTTTCATCAATTACCACTTGATCCCCATGATCGCCAAAATCTTTTACATCTTGTTTAAAATAACCTACAATAGGACATCCAGGTAATGAATTAGCCATCTCTGTAGCTACTTCTTTACTTATATAGCTATGATTTCTATTTTCTCCCAAATACAAAACTTTAATTTCACATTCTGAAATTAAAGGATTATATGGGGAAACGTTTATAAATTCTGGACTATCTATTGTAGCTATACTCATTCTTGACATTTAGCTACCTCCAATTTAATCAACCTTGAGATTCTATATTTTTCATAGTTTTTTCACTTTTCTCATCATCAGCTTTTTCTTTTCTGCCCGCTTTCTTTTCTTCTCCATCTTCCGCGGGTTTTGCTTGGTTTAATGCCTCTACATTCATAGTGCTAGACATTAAAGGCGGAATAAATAGATTTACTAAATCTAAAACATCATTTTCAAAATAAGCATTAGCTAAAATTGAACTTTGAGATTGACCTAGAGCTATTTGCGGTAACATCTTAGAATAACCTAATTGAGTCTGTTCTTTATATAATTTAGCCATCTCTTTATAATTATAAATTGTTGTAGTTAAAATCTGTGCTTTATAGTATACTTTTTTTGGATTCTTATTAAAAGGCTTTAATAATGTATTTAAAAACCCTTCAAATTGAATTAATAAATTATACATGGAAGCTTCGTCATTCAAAATAGATTTTTCTAAGGCAATATTTCCATCTGTATTAAATTGCATCTGAGAGACTCCAGCTTCGTTATAAACTGCACGCTCAACCTTTTCCAATTCATCAACAGTAGTAGTGGAACTCTTATCAGCCATATCCGCAACTTCGACATCAGCAAAAGTAGTTAAAACATCTATTCCAATCGCCTTTCCTAACATTTTCACAGCGTTATTATGTAACTGTTGAGCTTCTTCTACATCAAAAACCAAATCTCCATTTTTATCAACAGGCATTTTCTGAATGATAATTTTTAATAGTTTTTGTTGCATTTTTTTTCTATCTAGCTCTTGAGCGGCGTCTAGATCTATAATTGCAGGAATGACTGAAATGAAAGCTGGAAAATCATCTCCATTCAAGTTAAATTTTATTACGTTATCAATGTTTAATAGATACCACCCAGATGTATCTCCAGCAAAATCAGCTTTTAATTTTCCTTCTTTGTAAAGAATATAAGCTTTCTTAAATTCCGCAGGAAACAGATTTAGCATTTTCATCTTTTGAGTTGTATCTCTAAATGCTTCATCAAAAAATCTCATATTAAACTCTACCGCAGGACGTCCATTAACACTAAATCTTGAACGGCAATATTTGGGCGGCAATTCTTGTATTACCATTCGATCTTTTTGGGGGATCAAATATCCATAATAACAGCCATTCTTAATAACTTTTAATGCAACTTCCCCAAAAAAACGTTTAGCCTCAAAGTTATCTAAATACATTAAAGCTTTATTAAATCCATCTAATACTTTTTCTGGCTTTAAATTATCTGAATTAATATAAGGAGTAATTAACCAATCATATCTATATAAATATGCCATATATCTACAAAGTCTATTATAAATACCACTAGTTTTATAAAAGAAATTAGATATATCTCTCATAGTTTCATAGTCTCCATTATTAATAGCTCGTAAAACTTCTTTTTTATCAGCTAACCTAGGATTAATTTTTTTTAGCTCTCCTAAGTTTACAATAGCATCATCTAAAGTTTTTATTCCAACTTTGATTTTAGAAAAGTCTACTGCATTAAAAGATTGAGTATATATATCTTCTGCGGAGTCATTAATACTCATTTGGAACCCCTTCTTCTTTATTTCTGCTACTCTATTTATCAAGATATACACCTTAACCTTTCTAAGTATAGTATAACATAAAATACAATTTTATCTAATTTATTAAAATAAAAATTTTAATATCCCGCGGCAGTCATAATATAATCATAATCAAGTCTACCTTCATCCCAATAAGGAATGATTACAAGAGGAATATTGTGCTTAGCACAATATTCTCTCTTCTTCATATCATTATATTGCTGCTTCCGCAATCCAGAGATTCCGCCAAATTTACTCTTTGGCTCATAATGTTGGATTCCCTGAAACTCTATTAAAAAATCTAATTCGTTATTATCGTCTAAAATCGCAAAATCAAATCTGAGGGGTCGACCACTAGAACTTACAAGGTCAGAGAAAATATACTCTTCTTTAAAATTCAAACCTGACTCTTGAAGAATTTCTTCAATTTTTATTTCACCTCTACTTGCTCGCATAGCAACTCTCCCTTCTTTTTCATAGTACTTTAAAAATATTTCTTCTTTTTTATAAACATTTGTCCATTTTGTTTTAGTTAAAGAACATAAAATCTGATATATTTCTACTTCGTTTCTTTTTCTTATGGTCTTCTTCCTGCTTTATATAATATAATCCATATATAAAAGCAGAAAATTTATCTTTCTTTATACCTCTTGAAGATTGTTTTAAAATAATATTAACTCCTTCATTTTCTTCAACTAGATTTAGCATTTGTTCTCTTAAAATTGTTGTTAAAACAAAAGGTTTTAGATATTCGTTTCTTTTATCCGCATCCATATTCTGACCAACTTTTGATGACATTAGTTTAGCTTTAGCTTCAGACTCATCTTTCAAAAATTTAATTTTTCCGCTAGACATTTGAGTCTGAGTGTATGAATAGGCTTCAGTGTTAATTGGTGCGTTTGCTTTAATTAAATATAAAGCATTATCTTCCACATCTCCGCCTTTAATTTTTCTGTAAGGAGCAATAGCATCCTCTGATGTTCCTCCCTCAACTCCAAATGGCGGAAGAGTATCTCCTGTTTCTGGGTCAATCTGCGCCCTTGTCATGAAGTCGATGAGCCCGATACCCAAGCCATTCGCATCAATAGAGATAATTTTAGCTTTATATTTATAAAATAATTTTTTTAAATTAATTGCTTGAGTCTCAAAATGTTCTGCTTCATAAGTATAGATATTAACCAAACTTTTTAAAGCCGTTCCTTGCGGTTGAGGGGTAACTTTGAATATGCAAGCTTCAGTTGTGCAGCCTATACGTCCGACGTCTACCCCTATAACATAATAAGCTGATTTACTACTTCTTCCGCTATATTCGTATTCTGGTTGGGATAACACTCTATACCTATCAAACTTTTCAGAAGAATAAAATGCATTTTCTGCATCTCCGCTCCATTTAGAACGATATTCCCTATCAAAAGAATCTTCTTTAAATGTACCTTGTAATTTGAGCTGATCTACAAAATCTTCATCTAAAAGCCCTTCCGCAACAGGCGTTTCATACGTTCCACCCATAACCATAACTTTATCAGGCTCAATCATAGACTGAACCAAAAGTTCCGTCAGTTTGTCATACGCGAATGAATTCTTCCACCCAGCTGTTGTAATATATATTTGACTCTTGTTAATTATTTCTTCTTTATGTCTAGTTCCATCTGGTAATAATCTATCAACGTTTGTTGTAGGAATTATTATTTCATTTAATATATCTCCATCTATAAGAACACATTCTTCCATTAAACCACCCGTTCTACGCTGGCCTCTAGAAGATTGTTTAGCGGCTAATATATCAATAGAAGAACCATTTTTAAAGATATAATTAACATCATCTTTTGATTTTTTAGAAGCTCCCCTTGACCAATCTAGCTCATTATTAAGTGCGGGGATAAGCTTACATATTTCTTCAATTTTCGCTATGGTGATACTGGCAGCCTGCTCTTTCAGTTATATTATCCTAAAGGCTTTTTATCCTTTAGTTCTTATACTTCTTTTTCGTATAAGCTTAGCATATCTTTTCACCCTCGTTTTACGTTAGGTTTGACTATTGGTGAGATAGTCTCAAGCATTCCTATATAATGCTGTGTTGCGGACTCGTGGATGGATTATATCTTTTCACCATCTATGCGTTGCCCCTGACTATAGTTCCTATAGCCTTCGGTTCGGATTAGCATCTCAGCCTCCCCGCTTAATTCCGCAATAATCATATATTAAATTTCTTTAATATACGGCAAAAATTTTTTATTTTATTTTATGATACTTACTTCCATTTTGGATAAAATCTAAATAACTAGCATATTTTCTTTCCAAATAAATACTTGAATCTTTATAAATCCAATTTAAAAAATTTAAAACATCTTCATAAGCTCCAAAAACATATCTTTTAGCTCCATTTTCTCTATGAACATCGAAAATTTTATTTTCTTTATTTATATTTTCAATAGATTTCAAAAAACCTTTTATAAAATTTTCAGTTCCGATTATACCTATTTGAAAACAACTTTCTGTATTTGTAAACCATCCATCGCCATCAAAATACCCTCTTATAAAATGTCTAATTAAATGTTTTGGTACTTGTTTTTCATTTGGAAAATCAAGAATTAATGATTTTTTAGGAACGCACCCTTTATCTATTAAATCCTGTTTACATTGAGCATTCCTAAAACTCATTCTATAAGATTTTGTTCTTTCTCTATAGCTAATTTTATTAGTTATATTCATAAAATCTCTAAATTTTTCTATATGTTTTAAATCTTTTTTTGCTAGTCCTAGTTCTATTTTATCTTCTTTAGAACCAACACTTCCATCCGCATATAAAAAGCCTAACCAATAAGCTTTTTCTTCAGTATCAATTTTATTAAAATTAGTTAGGACGTTTTTTGCACTCATTTTTAATGCTCCTCCTTTACTTATAATTATATTTTACCACCAGTAGTAACAAACAAATGTGAATTAGGATAGAGAATACACCTTAACATAAGAATCATCATAGATAAGAATGATTTACTATACGCACGTGGAAAAGTAGCATACACATACCTATGCCGCATCGTAATCCTTAAAAATATTCTCTGATAAAAAAAGAATTTAAAAGTACTCTCAGGACCTTTCATAAAGTCTACCAAAAGGTCTGGATATTCTCTATAATAAGCGATTAGATTTCTTAAATGAGGAAGTTGAGCTTTTAGTCTTTCTTCTGACATGCCCTGTTTCTTAAGGGTTCTAGATTCAGATAAATCTAATAGACCTTTTAAACTCATATAAAGTCTTCATCCTCTCCTATATAAATTTTTTCATCTTCTTCTTTTTCTTTTGCAATATTTTCAAAATAAGCTTGATAATCTCTATCTTTTATTTCTATCTGATTATAGCCTTTTTCTTTAGCTTCTTCTCTATCTTTCTTCATTGCATCAGCATTTTCTCTCTGCTTAATATAATTTTCTATCTGTTGAGCAAGAGACTTATCATCATAGATTAATGATCTTGTATACTCTTTTAAATCCATGATAACTTTATCAACTATATCATTTGGTGCATCTATTTTCATCCTTGGAATCTGACCGCCATTTTTTTCACAATAGGCAACCATCTCTCCAATACAATCTACAAAATCACTTTTTACTTCTTTATTTTGTGCGGCTGTGAATTTCGCAGATTTACGTAATGAATCATATACTCTGGATAACTTCTGATAGCCATCCATGTCACCGCAATCGATCGCCTGATTCATCTTTAAATAAGTTTTACAAATAAGAATTAAAGTTCCTGTAGTATCTGAGTCTTGAATATCAAAAGAACTAGTCATCTCTTCATATTTTTTCTCTAGTTCAACCCATTCATTTGGTTTATACAAACGTCCCCATTTCATAGCTAAGTAAATCTTATCTTCTTGAGTTAATTCCGCGGCGGGATCAATTAATTCATCCTCGCTTATAAAATTATTTTCATCATAAAAATTGTCAGTTCCAATCTCATTCTTAGGAGCTTTTACCGCCAATTCCGCGTTTTGAGTGGGGGTAGAAACCATCGTTTTGTATTCAGCTTCAGAAATTTCACCTTTTTCAAGCTGTTGCTTCATACTTTCTTCAAACTTTTTCTGTTGTTCAAGATCCTTTTGAGTCTTTTCTTCTTTTTCTTGAGCAATCTTTTCTGTATCTGCCCAACTATAATCTTTCCACTGCTTTAGCCGCATTTTAGAAAGATATTTTCCAAATACTGACATCCCATTCATTTTATAAGGGTCTTTTGCATAGGCTTTATCCCTTAAAATATTCCATTCTTCTGGAACATATGGAACATCCATCTTTTCTAATGCCCATAGGAAAGTATTAGGTTCAAAATTATTTATATGCATAGTTAAACATTTTTTACATAATTCTGTTTTTTTACCATTTTTATATGTATAAAAATTTATTTCATCCATTGACTTTCCGCATTTGTTGCAAGTATAATTCATTATTAGCCTCCTTTATTTATTTTTCTTATTTCGACAACATTTACATATACTGTAAAAATGATCTTTACTTGTCTTATTCTTTGAAAAAAATTTATTATGAGCTAATTTGATTTCCCCACAACGGGAACATTTTTTCCATTTTCCTTTTTTCTGAGTTGTGTAATACCAAATTAAATAGTCTTCCTGAGCTTGCTCTGACAATAGCTTAGGTATTTTATTCCGCCATAAAGATGATATATATTCCACTGAATGTTTTACATTGTGTTTTTGATTCAACAGACTCTGAATTTCAAGATTTTGTTTTCCGTCTATTTTATAAATCAAGAGGTCATAATACATTGGATAACTATCTCTTAGAGTCTTCTCTATTAATGTATCTAAATCCTCCATTAAAAAATATGAATCACTGTAGAATTTTCCCCATGCATCTTCTTTTAGGCGGGAATAGTTACATAATAATGCAGATATGTGCTTAGGATTAAAAAAAGAAACTAAGCTATTATCTTCAATTTCATCATTTCCGCTAATAGAAACATTTTCATCAAAATCAATTTTGCTAAAACTTTTAATTGCGTTCATACAATAAATTGGCGGCTTGTATGCACTTCTAATTACATATTGATCTTGTCTCATAGCAATAAGTTGCTTTTTTAATAAAAATTTCTTTTTACCAACTGCTTTTTTCTCAGCTTTTTCGACTTCCGCAATCGCGTCTACAAGTTGCTTTAACTCAGGGATTTCCGCAATATCCTGTTGAGTTATTTGAAATTTAGGTGTAAAAATAATATTCTTATCATTGGCGATCATATTATAAATGCCATCTTCGCCATTCTCTAAGCGACCAACTAATCCTTCAAAAGAAGTTTCTCTTTTATTAACTGTGACCATATGATTATCAGTTAATATTTGCTTCTGTTTCCGCTCTTGTTTATCCATAGCAAAAATAATGTAATCTGATAATATTTCTAAATATTTAGGTGTTAATTGCTCAGAAGGAGTCTTATCTATAATTTTTTTAACTAATTCATTCCGCTCTTCAGGAGTTTCTAAAGAATAATCTAGTTTAATAGTAGTTTGCATATTTTCTTCTTCGATTTGTTTTTCTGTTATTTTTTTTTCTTCTTCTAAAACATTATTCTCCTCAAAAGCCTTATCTTCTAATGTTATTGGTGTCATAATTTCTCCTTTCTAGTTTACAATTATATTATACCACAAAAAAATTTTTTTGTCAAATTTGATTAAAGCACTTTAATTGGATTTTTTAAAAAATTTTTGTTATAATTATTTTATAAATAAAACAAGAGGAAAAAGAAATGAAAATTAGTATTCTTGGAAGTCGCGGTTTCGCAGATAATCGCCTAGTCTCCGCAACTATGGAAGATTTTATCCGCGAAACGCAATGTTATTTATTTACTGTTGTTTGCGGGAATACGGAGAAGAAGCTCTCGGAGTCTATTGGAAAAATATGGGCAGAAAATAATGGTGCTCCTATTGAATATGTATTTGATCGCAACATAGATAAATTAATTCAGAAAATGGTAGAAAATATTGATTTTGGTATATTTTTTTATGACGGAAAAGATGCAATAATTAGAAAAATTATTATGAAAATGAAAATGAATGGAAAGCATGGTAAAGTAATTAAAATAGGAGGAAAATAATATGAATAATGAAGCAAAAAAGACAGTTGCAGGTTTGGTTCCGCGTGAAGCTTTTAGATTAGAAGTAATTAATAGTAGAAGAAATGAGATTATGGATGCTATAGAAAGATATGCTAAAGCGGAAATGGTAATTCCAATCGCTTGGATTCAAGAATTAAAATATTATGAACAAGCAAATGCGATGTTCTAATAAAACGAGGATGTTAATAGATGAATAAAAAAGAAAGAGCTATTCAAGCCATAAATCATTTTTATAAAATGGAAAAAGAATATTCAGATAAAATCGCATGGTGTAACGCAAGAACTAAATATTATAGTGGTTTTGTGCCAGGTTCTATTGCAAATAAAATGAAGAAAATAAATGAAAAAAATCTTAATTATGAAATATGGGAAACTGATACTGTTAATGCTATTAAAAAAGCTGTATCTGAATTTCCTGATAGTAAGATTGCCGCACTTAATTTTGCATCTTTTAAATATCCTGGCGGAGGCTTTTTAAAAGGAAGTAGTACTCAAGAAGGAAGCTTATGTCATAAGTCTATTCTTTATAATATTTTGTGGCGGCAAAGAGAAGATTTTTATGGAGAAAATAAAAACTTAATAAATCGCGGTTTGTATTGGAATAGAGCGATTTATAGTCCAAACATTCTTTTTGAAGATTTTTATAATTGTGATATTATTACTTGTGCAGCCCCGAATAAAAAAGAAGCTAAGCGTAATGGGATAACAGATGAAGAAAATACTAAGGCTTTAAAAGAAAGAATCTCTTTTATTTTAGACATTGCGGCGAAAAATAAAATTGATGTTCTAATCTTAGGAGCTTTTGGATGCGGAGCTTTTGGTCAAGATCCTAATGAAGTTAAAAAGATATTTATGAAATTATCTAATAATTATATTTTTAAAAAAATAATTTTTGCTATCCCTAATGGATCTAATTTAGACGCTTTTCGGAGCCTTGTTTGATATCGCGGGTAGTTTTTAAAGAGAAAATGAGAAATATTTTTATTTTTTTAAAATCCTCTTTATTTTATTTTATTTTAATTTGTTTAAAAAAATTTTTTGGAGAGATTTTTAATTCTCGTTTTTTGATTTTATTTTTAGACTTTTAGATTTGAAAAAATTTTTGGAGAGAGAATTGTGGAGAACACTATCTTTTTATAAAAGTAAAAAATTTTAATCCTTTAATATACCCCGGCATTATGTTTAAGTATGGTCTGTAGTTTGAGCATCTCTTTTGAGCAAGAAGCAACAAGACACCGCCTAACAAATAATTTTTCAAATCATTTTCCAAAGAGGATATGCTTTTTGTTCAGAAGAGTTTTGAACACATTATTTTAAGCAAAGAGGAGAAAGAGTTAAACTAATAAAATAAATTCTTTAAATAACTAAAATAAAGCAAGAAGATTAGAATTTTTATTGGCTATTGGTAGCTTGCCATCTATCGTCGGAGCGTACACTTTCGCAACGCTCCGAGAAGCCTGTCAATAGGCAAAATGCACAAATTTTTGGCTAAATTTTTGTAAAAAATGCACAAAGATATTTTCCTAAAATGAACTTGTCAATAGGTAAAATTGTACAAAAATACGTGGAAAATTTTGTGCATTATGTCTATTGACAAACCCTGTCAATAGTAAAAGTGTACAAAAATATATTCTCATTTTTGTGTAAAATGTCAATAGACAAAAAATGTCAATAGGCAATCTGCACAAAGTTTTAAAGGAAAAATTGTGTAAAATGTCTATTGACAGAATGAGCTAAAGGTGCTATAATGAGAGGTTAAGCTTAAGACAAAAGAAAGATAATAATAATAATAATAATAATACAATATTATAACAATACAATACATAAATATAATTAACAATAACATTATCTTATATTATTGTTAATCTTATCAATTATAACTATATATAAAGAAGAAATATAATGATAATAATGTTAACATTGGTACTGTAATATCTTATAATAATTATAATAAGATAGTATAATAATAATAATAATAAGCTTATAAAATAATACTAAATAAAATAGTATGATAATATTTATATTATATTTTATTTTACTATTTATAAAAAAGATATAAATATATATATTTAAAACTAACTATTAATCTTAATAACATGAGTAAATATGCATTAAAATAAATAAAAATACTGTAAATAAAGCTTGACAATGGTATAATAAGGTAGTATAATAATACTTGAAAAGAGAGGTGATAAGATGATAACAATTCAATGCACTTTGTTTAGTGTAACAAATAAGTACAGACCAATAAGTACTTTATTAGAAATTGAGAGTATCAAATATTATAACACTCATAAGCAAGAGGTACAGCAAAGGGCTATCGACAAGATAGTAATACAACGTAAAACAGAACGTTGGTGTTTAAAAAGAGACGGATATACTAGAATGAAAGTTAGAGTATACGACAAAAAGAAGATTGAAGAAGAAGAAAAAAGAAGATACGAAAAGATTAAGAAAGAAAGAGGTTGGAGTTAGACATAATGAAAAAGGTGATTTTAGGATTAATAGTAAGTGCAACTTTAAGTAGTATTTGCGGTTTTGGTAGCTTTACTAAGTATACAAGAGAAGCTAAAGTGATTAGCTCTTTTAATAATGAAGTGGTTGTTATGGATAGCTACGGGCATGTATGGAGTTTCTACGGGGACGGTTTTAAAGCAAGAGATAAAGTTAAATTATACATGGATTCTTTAGGGACTGATAGTGTGACAGATGATATTATTACAGATGCAGAGATAATAGGATAGCGGAAAAGCGGGAAAAGGGCGGAATAGGTTCAGCCCTTTTCTTTGCTTATTTAGATAAAGTATCTTTTTTGAATTTTATTAAAAAATTTGATATAATAATAATGTAAAGAAAATAAAATATTTAAAAAGGAGATAGGAAAGAACCGATGAAAAAAAGTCAATCTTAATGAATTGGCGGCTTTACAACTGGTATTTGAATTTATTTCAGTGCCGGAATTACTAACAGCCGCTATGAATGACTTTTCTAAAGGTACTAGCATAAAAGATAAAGAAAACGCTGATTTATGCTATAAGGCTTTAGAATCATTCCTTAAATAAAAAAGGGACTCCCGAACTTGACAGTTTTGGAGTCGGTTCACCTACAATCTCCTTAAGTTCAGGTTTTTTCAGTGGAAATCCGCATAAAAAAATCTTTAGAAATTTTCCTAAAATGCTTGACAAAAGCAAGGAAATATAGTATCATAGTATTATCAAATGAAAGAGAGGTAAAGAAATATGACAATGTTACTGACAACTCGAAAAGCATTTGAAACTGTAAAAAAATACTTAAAAGATAATCAATACATTTTTTCAGTAGAAAAAAATACAAACGGTTATCTGGTAAAAATTTCTTAATGGAGGGCTTAAATATGTTAGATTTAGGATTATTTTTAGGAAGTAAAAAATTGATGTTGGTAGACACTGAGACAGGCGAGATTTACGCTGAAACAATAGAAGAAATTAACGCTTTTTTGAAAGAGCATGAAAATAACTATTTATTAAGATTACTGAGATAAAAACAAGATGGAGTTATGGGGAAAAAAGGAAGATAAAAAATCTTCCTTTTTTTAAAAAAGGCTTGACAAAATAAAAAATATCTGCTATACTTAATATATCAAATGAAAGAGAAAGAGGTTGATAAAAATGAAAAAAACAGATAAAGAAATTTTATTACAGATTTTTAAAAAAGCCGACATAGAGATTTGCTATGAGGAAAAGGATTATTTTGAAGCTGAGCTTTCTTCTTATGGTGAAAACATTGGCTTTCAATTTGATGCTGACGGCAAACTTCAAAAACTTCTTTAAAACTAATTTAAAATAGGTCTTGACAAAAGTCAAGACCTATAGTATAATAAATATATCAAATGAAAGAGAGGAAAAATGGAGTTTTCAAGAGATGAAATAATTGAAATTAAAAAGTATTATCTCAGACGAATGAATTCATTCATCAGAAAATACATTAGTGAAGACGTAATAACTAATGTTTGGCTTCCCCTGTTTAAAGATGGATGGAATGATGATATTCTAACAAAGTGTGTAAGCGATGATGATTCTTGGTGTAATTGTATTAACGCTTATCGCAAATGTTTTGAAATTGAAGGAATTGATTTTTTTAAAAAAGGGGTTGACAAAAAGTCGGAAATATGGTATAATAAATGTATCAAATGAAAGAGAGGTAAATAAAATGAGCGTATCAAGAAAAGAGATAGTTAGAATTAGAAAGAATCTTCTTAGACAGATGGATGTTTTTATCAGAGAAAATATTAGCGAAGACATTGTCATTGACGTTTGGTTTACTTGTGGGTTAGAAGATGGGTGGGATGAGAGAATCTTGACGCAGTACGCAAATGATGATGACGCATGGAATGATTGTATTAATGCTTGCAGAAGATGTTGTAAAATTGAAGGAATTTTATAAAAAGGGGTTGACAAAATCAGCTTCTTGTGATATAATAAAGACAGTTAAAGAAAGAGAGGAAAACAATAATGACAAGGACAGAGATGATGGATAAAATGATTCAAGTAAAAGGATTTGAAAATGACACAGTAATTATATTCTGTAAAATAGCAGAGAATCAAAACATTTCAAAAGAAATAGTAAAAATTGCTTATGAAGCAATAATGAAACGAAAAAAATAAGAAATCACGTGAATTTAATAATAAATAATGAAAATAACTAGTCATAAGCAGAAAAAATTTTTATAACAAAAGTCTAAGTAAATTAGACTTTTGTTTTTTGTGCAAAATGCTGAATTTTATTTTTGTGCAAAATGACGAAAATAAAAAATTTTTTAAAAAGGGGTTGACAAGTCGCGGAAAATGTGTTATAATAGCCGGCTCGCGAGCAGTCAATGCGAGCCGAGCCTTCCATTATAACATAGTTGAGACATTTTGTCAAGAGAAAAAATGCACAAATTTTTCAAAATTTTTATCCCAAAATTTGTGCATTTTTTTTGAAAAAAACTCTTGACAAGGTGGCTCGAGTATGTTATAATGAAAGAGGGCAAAGTCCGTTCGGGGTCGGGGCACCCCGAAATTTTATTATACCACATCTAGCACCTTTTTGTCAATAGGCAATTTGCACAAAAAATAAATTAAAAAAATCCCATTTTTTGACATGGTATACAAAATGCACAAAATTTAATAAAATAATACCAAAATTTTCTACACCTTGTGCAAAGTGACGAAATTTTAATAAAAAATCATACCTTTTTTGACACGCAGAAACACAATATGTGATATTTAAGGTAGCAAAATGCACAAGAATCCGCCTAAATCCGCATTATTTTTCTACATTTGTATATTTTGACAAAAATACTATGATTTTTATATAAAATTTCATCACTTTTGCACAATAAAAAATAAATTTGACTTTTTCGCTAAGATGTAGTAATATATACTTGTCAAAGGACATTAAACTTAAATCAGAAATAAAGCAAAGCTTACATAATGAGCGGTCGGTCGCAAGGCACTTGCGATAATCAAAAAAGAAAGGATTGATAATTATTATGATGGATAATACAATTAAAGAAATGATGAGCACAAAGGGAACTATTTATTTTGACATGGACGGCACACTTGCTAACTTCTACGGCGTGGAAAACTGGTTAGCATATTTGGAAAAAGAAGACACTACACCATACAAAGTAGCAAAACCACTTTTTAATTTTTCAGTTTTCGCAAGAGTGCTTCACAAGTTACAAGCTAATGGCTATAGAATTGGTATTGTAAGCTGGTTAAGTAAAAGCGGGTCAGCTTCTTATAATACGGCGGTAACAAGTGTAAAACTTGCATGGCTTGAAAAACACTTACCTAGTATTAAATGGGATGAAATCAAAATTGTAAACTATGGTACACCAAAAAGTACTGTCGTTGATTGCAAGGGGTGGCTTTTTGATGATGAAGAAAAAAATCGAATCGAGTGGGGAAAAGGTGCTTTTGATGTAAATAATATTATGGAAATCTTAAAAAATTTTTTATAGAAAGTAGGTGATAGAATATGATGGATAAAGCAATCAGAAGTGGTAAAGAACATAGAAAAGAATACCGCAGAGCAAAAGCAAAGTCAATGTCATGCAGAAATCATGGTTCATGCACTCATTGTTTAAACAATAGGTTGCATAAATATAAAATTAAAGAGTTGTCTACGAACCAACAGTTAAAAGATTTTAAAAAATAAACGAAAGTGCTTGACTTTTAAGCTAAGATGCGATATAATACCATTGTAACAAGTTAATAGTAAAAAAAATAAATGAAAGTTGAGGAAATCAAAAATGAGTAGAAGAAAAGAGTTTTTCATGGTATTGGATACAGAAACTGCGAATAGTGTAAATGAACCAATCCCTTATGATATTGGCTATGCTATTGCAGATAGACACGGTAACATTGTCACCGAAAGAAGCTTTGTAGTCGCTGAGACATTTATTGACTTGAAAGAAGCTATGAATAGTGCCTACTACGCTGAAAAAATTCCGAAATACTGGGATGATTTAAAAAGCGGAAAAAGAACCATGAAAAGCATTTTCAATATTAGAAAACAGATGTTTGCAGACATGAGAGAATATAATGTGAAAAAAGTTGGTGCTTACAATATGAATTTTGATAGAAAAGCATTAAACAATGCTATTAGATACCATAGCAAAAGTTTTATTCGCTGGTTTTTCCCTTATGGTACAGAATATTTTTGTATTTGGAACATGGCTTGTCAGATGATTTTAAGTACAAACACCTATATCAAATTTGCTGAGAAAAACGGATTTGAGTCTGAAAAAGGCAATCTTTTAACTAACGCTGAGGTATGCTATAAATATATTAAAAAGAATATTGATTTTGTAGAATCTCATACAGGCTTAGAAGATGTAAAAATTGAAATTGAAATTATGAAAAAATGTTTTGACCAGCATAAAAAAATGGATAGAAGTATTAAGCCGTCATGTTGGAGACTGCCGCAGAAAAAAAGAAAAGAATTACACGAAAGTGCTTGACTTTTAAGCTAAGATGCGATATAATACCATTGTAACAAGTTAATAGTAAATTTTAAAAAGGATGTGATATAACATGGCTAAAACAACAGTGACCGCAGATGCAATCGAAAAGCTTGCTATTAAGTTGATGAAAGAATTTGAAGCGGATGGAGAACCGGTAACTAAAGAGGAAGCTCTTGAAATGGCGGAAATGGAAATTAAGGCTAAAGGCATTAAGAACTATGTTCAGAGTACACCAGAGAAAAAAAGCACGAAAAAACGTGAGGTAAAATTGGACGCGGAAAAAGTCAAAATCATTGAAATTTTGGCAAGTCACTTGAAAGAAGTTGAGGAAATGAACTTTGAAAGTGTGACAATCGCAAATCCGCAAAAAGAAATTACTTTCAAAATTGGCGGTGCGGAATATTCAATTTCGTTAATCAAACATAGACCACAAAAGAAAAAATAAAAAAATGCTTGACAATAGCAAAGAAAAGTAGTATAATAACATTGTAGCAAATCAATAAATAAAATATTTTCAGCGGTTCGGATGGTCAGCAAAATCGACCATCGACCACCGACCGCAAGCCACCAAAAAAATTTTAAAAGAAAGAAAAGGGGAATTTGATTATGACAAACACAAACAAAATGACAAAAAAAGACTTTTTTAAACTGCTGGCAGGTATCGTAGAAAAAACAGAAGATTTTGACAAGAAAACAGAAACACTTGACTTTATCAATCACGAGATTGAACTGTTAAATAAGAAATCTTCAGCACCAGGCAAAAAGAAAACAGCTCACATTAAAGAAAATGAGGAGCTTATGGAACTTATTGGAATTGCCTTAGAGCTGTTTGGTAAACCTGTCACGGTAACTACAATGATTAAAGAGAACGCCGAAATGAGTAAGCTTTCTTCTCAGAAGTTGTCTGCACTGTTGAAAAAAATGATTGAAGCCGGCAAAGTGGTCAGGACAGTTGAAAAAAGAGTTCCTTACTTTTCTCTTGCAAAAGAAGAAGAAACTGAGAAAGAAGAGTAAAACTAAAAAGTAACTTATAAACCTTGTCAAGAGGGCGGATTACACAAAATCCGTCCTCCTTTTTTGTGCATTTTTTTTCTACTTTTTGCACAAAAAATCCGCTGCTGGAGGGATGTTTTTTATTTAAAAATACCAGAGAACAAAAAAGTCAATGCACATAAATTACAAAAATAGCCAAAAAATTTTTATAATTTTGGTATTGTTGCACAAAGAGTCCCAGTCTATAATTTTGTGAAAATGTAACAAAAATAAGGCTCAAAAAATTTTTTATTTTGTTTATTTTGCCTATTGACAAGCACCCGAAAGTGTGGTATAATAGCGGGTCGCCTTGGATCAAGGCGACCGAAATATCCATTATACCATACGCTGACGATTTTGTCAAGAGAAAAAATGCACAAAAATAAAAAACTTTTTATCCCAAAATTCTCCGTTTTGCACAAAAATCTCTGTCAATAGGTAAAATGAACAAAATTTTATATCAAAATCCGCCAATTTTCTCTATTATGCACAATGCTAAACCTGTCAATAGTCAAAATAGACAAAATATTTTATTATATTTTGTGTAAAATGCCATTGACTTTTATTTTTTCTTTTGATATAATGTATACATAAAATAAATAAGAAATAAGAAATAGGAAGGTGGTACTTATGTTAGAAAAAATTTTAGACCGCTTAGAAGCGGATTTAGAAAAAGGTGGTTTTTGGAATAGTGATAGTTATAGCTATAATTATAGCTATAATGCTATTAATGATTTATTAGAATCCTATCAAAAAGAAGGATGGGAGTTTGAATTTGATATTGATTTTATTGAATATCTTAATCCAAAACAACCAAATATTGTAAGCTTTTCTCTTGCCTGGATTGAAGAAGGTAAGCTTATGACTCAAGTAGTTTTGTGGGAACAAGAAAAAATAAAAAAGTAATTGACAAAAGCAAAAAAGTATGCTATAATAAATATATCAAAAGAAAGAAAGAGGTATTGACTATGAGAACAATGAATTACACAAAAGGTTTTGCAAGCATGAGAAAAGCTGATTTTATCAAACTCTGGAATACAGACTTTGTGTTCAGAAATTTTGCAAAGAATAAAGGTATTAACGTTATCCAGAATAATGTTATCTTTTTCAATGCTGATGGCTCTGTTAAGTCTATTGCTGGTGCTTACATTAAGTAAGCACCAGAAAAGAAAAAAAATAAAAAAGTAATTGACAAAAACAAAAAAGTATGCTATAATAAATATATCAAAAGAAAGAAAGAGGTAATGAATATGATGAAAGACAAAATGACAAAAAAAGATTGGTTTGAAACCATTAGAGCTTTTCTGGAAGAAAGTGACTTTGAACCAAAAGAAGAAGCACTTAACTTTCTCAGCCATGAAATCGAGCTGTTGAATAAAAAATCTTCCAGCGGTAAAAAAACCAAAAATCAGAAAGAAAATGAGGAAATTAAAAAACTCATTCTTGTGGCTCTGGAGTTATTTGGTAAACCTGTTACAGTTACAACCATGATTAAAGAAAACTCTGAGATGAACAAACTTTCTCCTCAGAAGTTATCGGCTCTTCTTAAACAGCTTGTCGAATCCGAAGAAGTGGTTAGAACTGTTGAAAAAAGAGTTCCTTACTTCTCTCTTGCAAAAGAAGAAGAGGGAACTGTAGAGGAGTAAGCAGTCTGAGGTAACTAAAAATTACATAGAATAGTCAGAAAATTTACATTTCTGACTATTCTATACAAAATAACCAAAATTTCTTATAAAAATTCAATAAAATTCTATATTCTATACAAAATAGCCAAAAATTATGCGGTTTTTGGCTATTTTTTTGTACATTTTTATTTATTTTAGTCATTTTTACCAAAAAAGATCCTATTTTTTAATAAAATTTGGTAAAAATGACTATTTGTGCAATATTACTAAAAAAAATAATGAAAAATTTGTATAATTTGCCTATTGACAAAACGCGGCGGCTGTGATATAATCAGCGGTCCGAGTTCAAAGGACTCGGATCCGACCTACCCCAAAGATCGCCTATATGGGCTTTTTTCCTAGATGTTTGGAATTTCCATTCGGCTTTCTAGAATCCCGCAATTATGGCATACTTCACTTCTCTCCGCTTGATTTTTAATAAAATATATGATACAATAGTAAAAAAAGCCATTTTTATTTTCCGCCTTCCATTTTTACGTCAAGCCTTATCTCATTTAAAATTTTTGGAAACTAATTAAGCTCAACAATAGCTAGAAAATCGTCCCTCCCTTTGAATTTTCTATAATTTTTTGATATAATATATACATAAAGAAAAACAAATAAACATTTCAAAAGGAGAACATACTATGGATATTAAAAGAATGGTCGCAGAAGGTAAAACAACAGATGAAATTCTTAATGCGGTAAAAGCTGAGATCGAAGCGGAGCAGACCAAGGAAACCAACACAAAGGCGATTGTAGATGCAAGAAACAAATTGGTTGACGCGTTTGTAACGTATGGAATTGCTCTTGGGGCAATTGATAAAAAAGAGTCTGCTGAGGATAGAAAGAATCTTATGACAGAGTTAACTAAGATGGAAAAGACTATGGAGGCTTTTGGTAAAATGGGTAATCTTTCAAGGGCAAGATTTGGAGTTAGAAGAGTAGATACAGATAAACTGAAAAGAGATGTAAAACGGGAGAATGAAAAAGCTTTATCAGATGATGAAATTATTAGAAAATTCCTCTCAGAGCTCGTATAAAGAGCTCTGAGGTAGGAGGGGAGAGGGGAGAGTGAGGCTGACCACCCCATTCTCACAATTTTTTTCACACTTTTTTCACATATTCTGCCATGTTTTCAGACTCATGCCTCACTCTCATCCTCTCTACACTCCAATTCTACTCTCGCACACTCCAATCTCACTCCTCTCTTAACCCAATCTCAAAATCCTCATTTCCGCGTATTGTTTTATATACTTCAACCTTCTTCTCTCTTAATCCAACTTTATACTCTCCCTTAATCTAAACATCAAATTTTCTTTACTCAGTCTTATTATTTTTGTTAACCTATTCTCAATTCTCTCTAATTCTAAAATATTTTATTACCTTAATCCCACACGCCTTTAATTCACTCTTTATATTTTATTAAAACTATCCTCAATTCTCCTTTAAATCAAACTCCTCACGCAAAATTTTAATAATTTTATTTAAGCAATTCTGTAACCCGCAATTTTTATTTAACCTTGTATTTCAAAAGCGGAAACACTTTAATTAAACTCAATTCCGCACTCCCATACTTCTCTTATAATTTAAACATTCTCTTATATATTCTTCTAACCAAAAAACCACACCTCGTTTTTAGTGAAACTCCCTAACTCTTTATTATTATTCAGCAATACTCTTTGCCATTCTCTAAGTATACTATACTTCTTTTCTTACTTTTTCTCATACCTTCCAAAAAACTTTCCTAATTTATTTAAACCTTAAAATTTTCAAATCATTTTTTCAAACGTTCCTTGACATTTTAAAATTAAACAAGAGTCCTTCTAAAACAGAGCGGATTCAACTACTAAATATCCTACCCCGTATAAAACTCTTCATTTTAATTTACACTAAGGTAATGTATCATACCTTCGGTATGATACATTACCTATATTATTATTATTATTATTGTATAATAGTTATATATATAAT